TTAAATTGTTGGGCAGTCATCATCGCTCAGCGCACGGTTGATGAAGAACGTCACTCTACCCAATACCTCAACTTCTTCCAGCGCAGACCCTTCGATCGCTTCGCCGTCGTCTGTTATGAGCGATCGTCCCATCAGCTTGGCAAACTGTGTGTGTCCGTCGCACAAAATCAGCAACACATCTCCTGGTGTCTTCATCACTACAGGCTCGATAACCGCGAATCCCATATCAGTTTCAAGAACCCTGCTGTCGGCACCCATGTTGCACAGAATTTCTGGAGTGAGCTGGCGCTCAACGTAATCAGCTGCTGGTGATGCAAATCCCATCAGTGGACCCTCCCCATGTTACGCAGGATCCAGTACCTGTTGTCGCTACCGTCTGTCGTCTTGTCAGCGAAGCCTGGCTGATTGCGCTCTATCCACTTGTTTGCATCGTCACGGGTGAAGTGCCAGTTAAAACCACGCAACTTTTCTATAAAGCTGTCTGTTCTCAGGCAGCGGTAGCCCTTTGGGTTAAGCTCTATGGCCGCAATAAAGGCGGCCTGAATATCTGAAATTCGGGGCATAATCTGCACTCCCTTTATTACTGTGTTTATATACAGTAGTTTCAAATGGAATGCAGATCAATTTGGGTTCGCCTATTAATTTTTAAGGCTGAATGACTGCTGGCTGCTCTGTCAGTTCCAGAGAAGCTTCAGAAGATCTTGTATTCCAGATGCTATCCTCTGGCATGTCGAGTCGAACGTCGATCCAGCTGTTGGCCGGAACATCCATAGGAGCCCCCTTTGTTTTGACGATCTCCCCTTCATCGCTCAGCATGTATTTCCGCTTAAACAGGCGGATAGTCAGTCCGCCGCTTTCTGTCTGCTCAGCTTCAACTACACCCAGTTCTCCCATTCCACCCGGGTCCATTGGCGGCAGCAATTGCCAGCCTTCCGATGCCAGGCCTGCCGAACCAGTAAGTTCGTAAACCCCCGTGTCAAGGCGAGAAATGGATACTCCCTCTGCCTCGGCGTTAGCCGTGCCGCAGCCGCACCATGTGAATCCATCATTTTCAATATCCGTACGCCGGTTCTCTCCCTGAGACTTAACGATTCTGGCAATGGGAGAAGCCTGTTTAATGGTTCCGTCAGAGGTTACTGTCGTATTTGAGGTTGTCCAGAATGTGAAATAACCGTCCTTAAAAGTGGGCAGATAGGTCACGCAAGTGTTATTTCCGCCTTCCCATTGCCGTGCAGCAATGAAGGCTTTGTTACCCTCACTACCGAATGTAACTACCCGACCATAAGTGCCGTTTGGCTGGGCAGTCGCCCATAAAGTAATTTGTGGATAGGCTGCGGTAATTTTCAAAGGGCCAGTGAAGTTTTTCTCTCCTGAAATGGACTGGTTTCCTTCGATATTTACTGTTTTGTCTAAACCGAGGTTTGTGCGAGCGTCAGCGGCATTCTTTGCCCCGGTCCCTCCCTGCTCAATGCTGAGAGCTGTTTTCAGCCCAGAAAGGCTGGTAATGTCGCTGTTAGCCCCTTTCTTCGCCAGCGATTTTTGACCCGGTACGGTAACGGCAGTGCCATTGATAGTGATGGTGACATCAGATGTCCCGTTCATTACATCAGCGAACCCGCTCATGTAGCGCTGGTACATCGTGAAGGTTTCAGCGATATCCTGCGCCAGACCATCCACGCTCAGACTGTCACTCAGAAGAATGGCAAATCGGGTTCCGGCGGGAACTGCTGGGTTAGCCGCTGGCGTTACGGTGAGACTTGTTGCGCTGCCAATGGTGGTAATCTGAAATACCTGCACAGGGCTGGTCATTGCAATAACGGTACATCCGTTACGAATAAGAGATCCAGCAGCAGTGAAGTTTGTGCCGGTACCTGTAAGGGTATTTCCGCTGATGGCGATAGTGCCAGTAGTATAAATCATGTTTTCTCCAGGCAATAAAAAACCCCGCCGGAGCGGGGTTTGTTCAAAACTGAATGGGTTAGTGGCAGGTGGTGCTGGTGAACGTGTTGGCGCTCACCCATGACCAGTTAAAGGGATAACCGGCGCGGTACTGCGTCTGATTGTTTTGTTTACGGACTCCGTAGATCTGGACGCTGCTTTCCTGTCCGCCGACCAGGGCTGTTCCGGTGCATACGGGTTGCTGCTTCTCAATAACGCCAGCGCAACCGGAGAGCAATACCGCTACCGCCAGGCAAAGAATCATATTTTTCATAGTGGTTATATCCCAGGGCATTCATGAAACTACACAATAACAATATGAATCAATGGGATATAATTGATTTGATAGATCAATTATTCAAAATTGATCGCTAAAAACGATCAATCATAATTGGCGCAGTTAATGGCCATAATCACGTTCCTCAGATTCGAATAAGCAACGTTCTGAAGGTTGCCGCCTGGGGTTGTCTGCGGCCTGGCGAATATCCGCGTATTGCCTCCCTCAAGCTTTGCCATGCTCTTGTATATAGCCGAGTATGGCTGCGGTTGACCGCCAGCCGATACAACCCCGGTAATTAGCCCCAGCATGGCAGGCATGCAGGCCCACTTCCCCGCCAGAGTTGTATTGATGTTGTATCCTGAGCTGGCATCCACCCCGGCGGTACCGAGGGTGACAACATCGCTCAACGTGCGCGTTTCGTTTGTTAAAATCAGCGTCCCTGATGCATCCCACACAGCCAGCCCGTAGTCTGGCTTTGTCTGCGGGAAAATAGAGAAAAAATAAACGTACGCTGTGCCGGTTGCATTCGGTCTGAGAAAATCAATCGTGATGGTGTTCCCGCTTATCGTCTGAGTGATTTCGACCTCAACCGTGCAATGAACGAAGGCGACAACAGGCTGGCCTGCGGGGAATGTGTGCGTCACTTTGGTATTGAACCCCGATGTTCCCTGAAGTGCCGCTGTCTTTCGAGCCTGAAGAGCGATTGGCGAGCTGTTCGCGGTCACCCATACTTCCCCGCTCGTGGTCGTTAGTAAAACGCCATACTCCGCCATTTATGCCCTCTCGATCTGGAAAATGAGATAAGCCGCTGCCGCAGGCTCAGTCCCTGCTGAGTAGTCGGTATCGCCTACTGCTGACACTGTTGCTGTTCCCCCCGAAATGGTGATCTTCCTCCGACTCGTACCAAACTGATCGCCGTTCATGCTCTGAAAATAGTTCAGCCTGCAACCCGGTGGAAGCGCTACGGTGTAAGAGCCTGTTTTCTGGTTCTGGGCCAGCTGGAGATAGCCACAAACGCTGACAGGCTTAACGCCATAGTTGTTTACCTTGCCTGATGCGTCCCATGTCTGAACACCATATTCCGCCATCCAGTTCTCCTGAAAAAAAGAGGCCCCGTAAGAGGCCTCCCGTTACCATGTGCCCGTGATTCTCCCGATCTGCACCCTCAACACATTGTTGGAATCCCGCACGCTGATTGTCTGGTTTGTCTGTTTCATTGCCCCCTCACCAGCTGTCGAACCGTAGTTCTCAAACGTACCGCCCTTATCCAGCCTCCACCCAACTGAACCAGCGACATAGTTATTGGACTGGATGTAGTTGCCGATCTTGGCGTTGCTGATGGTACCGTCCTGGATGAACGTATCCCGGATGAAGGTCTGTCCGTTCTGGATAACGAACGGCAACGATACCGCCCCACCAGCCTGCGCCATTACCGCGAAACGGTCAGCCACAAACAGCACCTGTGATTGCATGCCAGATGGAGTATTCTCAACACCTATCCCCATACCAGCAGCATACTGTTTTCCGTTCGCATCCACGGCAACCTTGATGCTGTACATCGCCTTCAGGTCGCCGTTGACGTTCGCAATGGCCTGCGCGTTGGTGGTGATCGCTGAAGTGTGCCCGTTGATGGTCGCCGTGATGCCGTTTATCTGCGTGGCTGTGGCCTGCTGGTAATCTGAGAACGTCTGGTTCAGGCTGTTGATGGATGCTTTATTGCCGTTCACGTCAGCCTGCAAGCTCAGCAGCGAACGTGCTGTTGCCTCCCTGTCGCTTGCCATGACGTTATCAATACGATCGATGCCGGCCTTGCTGTCACCGTACTGCGCGCTGAGTCTCACCCGCTGATCAACCTGCGCCAGCGTACTCGTTATTAGCGCGATAGCGTTATTCTGGATGCCGCCGCTGGCAGTATCGGTTCTTGCTCCCAGCTCCTCCAGACGGGATGCCATTGATGAAGTCGTGTCGGTGACAACCTGTCGCAACGTGGTTATATCAGCAGTGTTTTGTGAGCTGGCTTGTTCAGCTGCATCTGCCTTACCTGATGCAGCGTCAGCTTTACTCGAAGCCGAATCAGCTTTATCAGAAATGACCTGAGTGCTCGCAGTGAGCTGATCAACAGCAGTAGCCCTTGCCTGAGCTTCATCTGACAGAGCCTGCCTTACCTCGGTAACTCCCGCCTCGTTCTGCGCAGTTTTTGCCTCAAGACGGGTAACATCCGTTACGCGCGCCTCCTTTTCAGTAGCGATCACCTCCCGGAGCTGTTCGAATGTCGCAGAGTTAGCGCCCTGTTGGGCTGTCTGGCGCACGACAACATCGGCAATAGCCAGCGCGTTGCCGATGATTGCTTCAGCGGTCTGCTTGTTCGAGCCAACCGCAGCAGCAAGGCCGTCTGCGTTCTCTTTGATTGCATCAGCCAGTTCTGCGAACTTTTCACTGCTCTCCACCGCACTCTCGATCAGATCTTTGAACGTATCAGTCTCTTTAATCTCCTCCAGTATTGCATCGGTGATATCGGATACATCGATGCTGGCCTGCCCGCGCACCCATTCTGTGTAACCTGATTCGTTGCCGCTGCGGTCCACCAGCTGCGCGCGATACCAGAAAATCTGCCCCGCCTTCAGCCCCATCTGCTGATAAAGTTTCTGCGGATACGGTACAGATGCCAAAAGCATCGGATTCGAACCGTCAGCGGCAATGCTGTATTGCAGTTCAGTGCTCAGGGTGTCGCCAGTATTAGCCGGGAATCCCCAGGTGACGTTGATTCCGAATACGACGTCTTCGGAGGCCTTAAGCCCGACAGGTTTGGGTACCTCACCCGCGCGTCCCTTCAGGTGTGTAAGCGTGGAAGTTGCCCAGAGACTCGATGCACCGCCGGAGTTGATCGCGCGTACACGGACCAGATAATCACCCTCGAAGATGCCAGGCACTTCGATATTGCGAAGACCGGTCTCCGGTACGTTAACCCACTCATTGTCGCCGCGCTTCCACTGCACCCGATAGGCTATGACATCCGCCTGTGGTTTGCCGTTCTTGTCGACCGGCGCATCCCAGGATGCCGTCATGGTAGTCACTCGCTGCCCCTGGCGCACTGCGTCATAGCTCGCTACCACGATATTGGTCGGCTGGTTGACGAGGCCGGTTGGTATCATACTAATTGGCGGCGTGTCCAGGCGGGCATTGTTATCGACCGCATCATATTTTGATGCGTTATATTCGGCCCCGGTGATTGTGAAGGTGTTTTCTTCATCATCAAATCTCAGGTTCGTAACGCGGAAGTATTGCAGGCGCAACTGCCCGGCATCGATGACGAATACAGCGTTGGGTAACGGCTCTGCCGTGAAAGGCGTGGCGACCACCAGCTGCGTGCCGTTTACGGCCTGGATCACCCTGCTTTCAACGGTACCGCCCCGTGTGCGGATCATCAGTGTGTCACCCGCAACGGCACTGGTTCCCCGATCGGTTGTCACAGCCTTCAACCCGGCGTTATATCCGGTTATACGCCCGCCATAAACACGCCCTGAAAGGCGTTCGTCAGCAAATGCAAACACGGTACCCGGCACGTAGACATAGCCATCAAGCCCGGTCTGTAGCGTAATAATCCGGTCGAGTGAGTTGGAATACACCGCCCACCCGCCACGGCGCTGTGCTTCGCTCTCGCGCGTACAGCCGATTGCGGTGATCTGCGTCTGTTTAAACTTGAACTGCTTAACCAGGTCCGGGAACATCACTGCTGTTGTGCGGTCCTGATAGTGATTGTCAGGGTCGCTGAAGTTAATCAGCGCGCTGGAGAAGCGGGTCTTTTCACTGCCGCTCGAGTAAACCGGTTTGCCCACCACCGAAGCGCGGGTAAGGATTTGCAGCTTCGACGTATCCGCCGGCATGTCCGAGACAACATTGAACATGTTGTTGCCCCAGAACGTCATGCCATTGAACCCTGCGGCGATGTCTTTGATTACCTGCCACGCATCAGCCTGCGACTGGATGTAGACATCAAACATGAAGCGCGGCTCGGTACCGTCGCCACCCTTCCCGTCAGGTACTTTCTGATCGCAACGCTGGGCAATACGGTAAAGCTCCCACTTATCCAGCATCTGCGCCGTGACGCGTCGGCCAAGTCCGAAACGCGGCTCAGTGAGCACATCGAACCAGATCCATGCTGGGTTATTCGTCCAGCCCCACTTAAACGTCCCGTCCCATGTGCCGCTATAGGTTCGGGCTATCGGATCGTAATTCGAAGGGATGCGGATAATGCGCCCCTTAGGTTTACAGGAAACCTTCGGGATATTGTTGAACGATTTGGCGTTGAACGACACATACAGCAGCGCCGTATGGGGATAACGCAGGCGCGCATCAATCACCTCAGTGATTGCCTGTACCTGCGTTTTATTCTGCAACATCTGGCTGGTGCTGTCGTCGGTGTCGCGTACCACGCGAATCTGCCAGCCCGTACTGGCTTTCGGAAGATTAATGCGATGGGTCAGTTCATAGAGAGAACTGAGTTTCTCTGTCACGGTCCTTGTCATGACCGTAGAGAACGCACCACCATCTACAGCAAGATCGATATGGTACTTTACGGTAGTACCGACAATATCCCCGTCGTTTTCCTGCTGCTGCAAACCCGGAATACCAATGCGAACGAGCACTGCGTCAATCTGGGTGTTACTCAGCGCGCGCGTCCAGGGCGTAGCTTTTGTCAGCGATACGCCGACTGTAGTTTCGTTCTCCACTGCGGGGAAACCCGGGATCGGCGTCTGGGTCTGTGTGCCCGGCCGAAATTCCCAGGTAACGTTTTCAAAGTTCATCGTACCGTCGGCGTTTCCCAGCGGCGTACCGTCCAGGAAAATGCTGGTCGCATCCAGACCACCAGCAAACTCACCTTCCCCGAGCGCCAGCAGCATGCGGCAGCGCGCCATTGACTGCGCCGAATCAGGCTGTTCTACAGGTGTGTGCTGCTTCTGGCTGCCACCCTTTGCACCAGTGATCGCTTCCATATTACATCCATAAAAAAAGCACCCGACTGGGTGCTTGATATTCAGAAAGGTGTTATCAGATGTCTTCAGCGACTATGCCTGCACTGATGATGGCGCCGCCGATCTCTCGCTCACCATAAAGAAGCGCGACCGGGTTTCCCATCGCAAGGGTATTCACTGAACCACCGAAGGCATAAGAGGGTTTATTGTCAGGATCGTCTCGCCCCTGTAACCCTTTGGGCTGGGGAGAAAGCATCTGGTAGATGCCGCCGGCCATCATACCGATGCCAGCAGAAATCATGGCTCCGCCTACTGGTGTAGCCCAGCTGTACGAAAGGCCTGTCACCACGATACCCGCGACGACCATTACAGCGCCAAGGATCGTCTGGAATAATCCTGCTTTTTTTGCCCCCTCCATTACAGGAGCAATACGAATATCGCTGTCACCACCCAGCTCCTTGAAATCCTGTTCTCCGATGTTGCGTTTGCCACGAAACACCGCGAAGGTCATGCCGTTTTTTTTGGCATTCATCAGAAAGCTTTCCAGTCCGTCGAAGTTGATACACAGAGCTTTGACAGCTTCGGCAGATGTCTGCACTGCCAGCCGGTGAACGCGCCCAAACCGGGCGCCCAGTGCGCCATACAATCGAATCGTGGTTAAACGCGCCATGGCTTTATCTCCTGCGGCAAGTTTTTGTGACGAACGCAGATCATCGTGCGGTCTTTGAAATAGCCTCTGGAATATGGGGTAATGCATGAAGGCTGGCCGTAAAGATGGTGGAGTAGTTCACCTTCTTCAGTGATGATCCCCGCGTGGTTCCACTTAGCGGATTCAACCTGCATGATTACCATGCAGCCTGGTGCCGGATCGCACTCGACGAACCCTTCCCGCTCCCAGTTTTCGAAATAGAGGTTGTCCGGGTACTGGCTTTCCCACCATGGGTAATCGACGCGAAAATCGTTCATCGTGACGCCCTGAATGGCGTGCCAGTCCATAATCAGCCCCCAGCAGTCATTCGAGCCCAGGATAAACGGACGCCCAATAAGCGGCACCGCCTCCGGCATTATCTCGGCGTATTCATCGCTGTCCGGAGCGTAAATACCCCAGACCACGCCGGAGTTATTGCACTGTTGTCGGTCCAGATCGGACGGAATAGGCCGGGCACCGTCGCCAGGGTGGGAGTGGATGACGCGAATAATCGTCCCGATATCTTCGGCGTTAGCCCAGTGCTCGCCGTCGATGCGGAAATGCTCTGTCGGATTTTCGTGCGTATTCGGCACGGGAATGTAGCGCTGGCGACGGCCAGACTGAATAACGAAGCCACAGCACTCACGCGGGGATTCATCCAGTGCATGCGCCCGGATAGCTGCCATTATAGTTTTATTCATTGGTACGTCCGGTTATCTGGAAAAAAGCACGGTGGCTGGATAGCCCCCAAAATCAAGGGTCGCGGTATTAGGCTCTGCCAGCCCGGCACCAAACCGCTTACGGCAGTCGCTCAGGCAGCCGCCGCACACATCCAGCGCCGGGTCAGCGACAGGATTACCCTTCGCATCAAAATACGCCGTGCCGTTGTAGGTGCATCCATCTCCGCTCCGGTACTGCCCGCGTAGCGCCCATTCGCAGAGCGAGGTGATTTGTCGGGTTGGGATAACAAGCCCCTGCAAGTCTGCGGGGCTACTGAGTGACCATGAAACCACTTCGTCGTCTTCGGAGGTTTTCGTGTCAAGCCAGAAGGTTTGAAGCGTGAACATTGACGAATCAGCTGTAGGGTTTACGCCACCAGGGTAATTCACAGCATCGAGATATACCGCATAGGTATCGATAATGCTCACTTTGGCGTTAACCATGTCCTTAAATTGCAGGCACAGCGCAGTGATATGGCCGTCAAGGTTTGAGACGCTGAGAGTGGGCTCCGCCGCCTGGTCTGTTGAAAGCTCCAGGCCTGAAACCTGAAACGGCCAAAAATCGTAGGTGTTGCCACCGAAGACGATTGGCTTGGGTCCGAGCTTTTGTTCATCTCCATTGGCAACATCGATCTCTTCGGGTGTATGGGGGAAAGGTGCGTAGTGGAATCGGTGGATCCCGCCACTGAACTCTGAAGCGTCAACTTCAACCAGACGGACCCTGCCACCCGGCGCCAGCATTGCCGCCTGATCGACTAACGACATTATGCGTATACTCCGTAAGCCCGTTTGATGGTGAACGTCAACTCAGCAACTTTGCTGCTGATCTGATTTTTCCGTACGGAATCGGCGACTACCCGATAAAGCCCCTTCGCTTCGCCGGGCGGCGTGATGATAAAGGCTTTAACGGTATGAGCCAGGAGGAAATCACGAATACTGTTCACCTCCATTTCGGTGCCGGTATGCTTCATTGGCACCTGAATAGCAGTAGAGTTAATCCCATTATCAGCAACCTGCTCATAGCCATCACCGAACTGCGCCGCGCGCACCGTTTGACTATATTCAATCGCCCCAGCACCGAGCTGCGAGCGCCAGCTGTATGTTTCAACTGCCATATTTACTCCATAAAAAAAGCCCCGCGTATGCGAGGCTTGGTGGTTAAATCAATCCTAGGCCACACCAGCACAATGAATCAGATGGCGAAGTGCTTTGACACCCTCGGCGTTATAACGGAACGCTTCCACCTGTTTGCTGGAGTGGGCCGACTTGTCCAGGAAGAATTTTCCGTGGACATCAGTCTTAAGATTATTGGCATTGGCAATGCGCCCAATCTTCTGAGCTGATACACCAAGCATTTCGCCTACTTCACCGGCGGTGTGGTAATGCTCCTCAATCACTGGCAGCGGGATTGCGTCGTAACCAATCAGAGGGTTAATCAGTGACGCCGCCAGCGCCTGGTGAGCCATTGGGTCCAGGCGAGGAAGAAGAGACATAATCTCACGGGCGCTGGCGATATTTTTCTCCAGTGCCTGGGCTTTCAACTGATCCGCTTTTGCCAGGCGGTATTCGGTGATACCGGTATTACTTTTCGGCATTACCGGGAGCGCCTGCATATCTTCCAGCTTATCGACCAAAGAGCGACGAACAGCTTTCGATTCGCGCGCGGCCACGCGGAGAGCCTGCTTGATGGACATGCCGATGACCTCGACAGGACGACCGCCAGACTTTCCGGCAGGTTTTACGAAAGTTTCGTAAAACTCCCCTTCCAACTCATCTTTGATGCGCTCAACAAAGTCATTGTTGCGCACCATCTTCTCACCGCACTGCTTACGGGCGTCATTGACCATCTCCAGCAGATACTGACTATCAATGGTTTTCTCGACGAGATGCCCGTTACCTGGTAAACTTACTTTTGTCATTGGTTGGATCCTTTTGACAAGTTTCAATGGAAGCCGGCAGGTGCGAACTGTCGGCTTTTCTATTTGCATCACTGCAAAATTCCTTTCCCGTATGAGAAGACGTTTTTCCAGTCACTATCTCCCCATGGTTGTTCTTTGATGTGATCTGTTTCGCGCTTAAGAATGGCGCGAGCCTTATTGATCCCCCGGTTGTAATTTGTGCCAATAGAGCTAAATCGAGGAACCAGTCGATGCTCGGCAACTAACAGTAGAGGATGTACTTCGCGGCAAGCCTCATACATCACCGCAGCTGAACGCCAAAGATATGCGAGGGTGCATAATTCATCGTCCGTAAACTGCTTAGCGATTGGCGAGCGCTGAATTTCTCTGTCAAGAATGTCCAGAACCCAGCGGCGGAATTCTTTGGCCTTCGGGGTGGTAGCGAACATCGCGACAAGATGAGCGCCACGAAGCGAAAAAACGCGAACCGGAATATCAACAGCACCAGTCTTTCTAACGACACTCATTTTGAGGGTCGTTGACATATGTTCCGTAAATTCATCGTGATACCTACTGAATATTTGGGTAACGGCATCTGACTTTTTGTAACCGAGCGCCGCTGCTAACTCAGATGAAGTGAGCCATGTTTCACCAGCGTGTGATACCGGGTGAAACTCTGTCTGCTGGAAAGTTAATTCATTGTTCTGTACACTGTTCATGTCATCATTCCTACGGTGGTGTGTTGGCAAAGAAGCCCGGTTCGTGTCCCCACACTGCCGGGTTTCGTCTTTTTTACTGACCATTAGCGCGATCCTCACGCAAGCTTTTAGCCAGTCGCTGCACAATCGCAGAGTTGATTGAAATTCCATCCATCTCCGCCATTCTGCGGATCTCCTCTTTCATCTGTCCCGGTAGACGAAGCTGGAAGCTTTCATTTTTACGACCAGCGTATGTAGTGGTTTGCATAGTAAACTCCTAATCAATGATGCCAACTTGGTACCACAACCAATTTAACACCATTTATGATGATGTCAAGTAGGTGCTATCATGATACAAATTTGTATCAGCGAGTTTTAATAATGAGTAAATTCCCTAGCCAAGAGATGGACCGTTTCAATGTGAGGCTTCCAGCCGGAATGCGTGACGCTATAGCAGATCGCGCCAAGCGCAATGGAAGATCGATGAATTCTGAGATAGTCGACATCATTTCCAGTGCTCTGTCACAACCAGCTCTAGCACAGGAAGGAATTGAGTATTTGCTGGGACTCGCAGAAGAAGGTGAGGCTGAAAAGCTATCCAAAAATGATAGAGACAGAGCCCGGAGCCTTGTTTTGGATGCAGCAGCTATTATGGCGCATAGGCTGGAATCAGAAAGCAAAGATTTAAGAATTCTCCTGTATCTGGCTTCGAAGGATAGCCCCCTCAAGGAGTCTGAGGATCTCAACTAATTGTTAAAGAGCACCTACTGACGTGATTAAAGCGCCAAGAGGTGCGGAAAGGTAGGTCCAATAATGCAGAAATTACCCCTCAGGTAATTTGAATAGTTATGATGATGTGGCAGTAGCACAAAATGCAAAAAGCCCACCTGAGTGGGCTGTAATGAAAGCCCCGGGCGGGGCTTGGTTGCAGCGTAATTCAGCTTAACTGCCGCTCATTTCTTCAAGTCGATAATCAGTTTTACCGTCTTTATCTTCGATGCATACAGCTCTAAATTTTTGCTCAAGACCAAATTTATTTTTGGCGCTAAACTCCTGCGTGGCGTAAAACTTACCGTCATCACCGAGCCATCTGTTCGAGCCAAACACCGACATGTCAAGGGTGCTTTTGTTAATGACTGACATCCTTACGTAAGCTTCACACGCGCTTCTCAACTCATCCAGCTTCTTATCAGATAACGCTTTGGCTTCCTCAGCTTTCAATTCGTCATCAGTTTTCAGACTAAGTCTCGCTGCCACAAGGACAACAACTAAAAGTAAAATGAGCAAACCAATGGTTTTGAGTATCTTCTTAAAGATTTTTTTTAACACAATCATCCCCTGATTTTTATGGTTTTCATCATATTAACCAGGGGACGACGTAAACACTACCTGCCTTTACTGAAGTTGTAGATCATGCCTCCAGGCTTAAGGTGCTTCTGGATAACCTGCAACGCAGCGTTCTGCATTTCATCAGCAAGGGCACGGCCCATAGCATCACCTGAACTGGAAGACTGAACAGTTGCAGAACCACCAGCATCAACGTTAACGGTGGTATTAATAACCGGAGCCATACCGCCACCGCCCTGGGCGCGTACGCCCAACCGCCCGGCAGAATCCCGAGTAAGTGGCATGATTGCTTCAGCGCCGGCCTCTGCGAATACACCGCCCTTCGCAAACTTGGACGCCCCCTGGAAAGTAAAATACTGGGGAGAATCGTATACCCCATTGACGTACTTACTGAGCCCGGGCGAGTCATAGACACCGCCTTTAGCATTAAAGGTTAGCCCAGCAGCAGCGTTAGCATATGATCCGCCAGGAGTGCTGCCGCCGCTACTGCCACCGCTTATCCAGCCCATCGCAGCCTGTACTGTATAGGCCACTATAAGTTGGTTGGTTATCTCGAGGATCATCTTGAGCATAGATTTTCCGAACTCTTTAACTGACGCGGTGCCAGTTGTCATAAGCTCAGTCAGCATGTTGCTCAAGCCGGTCAGCGTGGAGCTGGCGACGTTCTTCACGGCATCATAGGTATTCGTGGCGGCGTCAAGATATTCATTCCAGCCAGCAACAGCCCCTGCCTTCCAGTCACCCCGTAATTTGTCCTCTTCGGCATAATATTTCCTGAGAGCTGCCAGCTCTTTTTTATAACCGGCATCGTCAAGCTTACCGCCACCGTTGAGCCAGCCCTGGCGAAGCTGCGCCTCTTCCATCATGCGCTGCGTTTGCCGACTGCTGAGGCCTGCACTGTCGCGCAACGCATCGGTTTTTTCCGACATCTGCGTGACGTATTTATTCGCCTGCTGCGCCAGGCCGTTAATCTTCTGCTGCGCCTCTACTTCCTTGTTCTTCTGATCAACCACCTTGGCGGCGTTCAGAATCGCCTCACGGCTCGACAGTAAAGATTTTTCCTGAGCAGTCAGCGCGCGTGTTTTGGCTGCCTCATCCAATTCAGCAAATCGAGATTGCTGTTTACTGAACTCGGTATTTTTAGCGTGGGTTTCGCCTGTTTGTCGGAGGGTCTCGAGCGTTTCAGTTAACGTTCTGGCCTGGGCGCGGTAGTTCTCCAGGGTGCGATCGCCAGCTTCCAGAGTGGCTTTCGCCTCTTTGGTCTTTTTGGCTGAGTCCTCAGCAAGCTTTGAAACGGCATCCTTAGTTTGCCGATCAACTGAGCCTGTGCCTTTTACACCCCCGCCAAGACCATTCTTCGCTTCCTCCTCCCATTGCCACTGGGATTTACTGAGATTAGCAATGTGCTTGTTGTACTCAGCGGTAAGCTGAGTATATTCCTTGCTTGCTGCCTCTCTGTTCCTGGCAACGCTCTCAGCGAGCCCATCAAACCCCATGGATTTGATGAGAGTTTCCCCGCCCGGAAGTTTGTTAGCAATATCCGTGAACCCGGTGATCATCCCCCCCATAATTTCAAGGGAGACCTCTTTCATCTTGACGAAAAGGGCTTCAAACGAAGTGCTCAATAACTTGAACACTTCGATAACCTGATTGCCCCAAGCCCGCACAGTAATGCCGATCTGGCCGAAAGTGTCAGAGGCGAATGCTTTTAGCCCAGTCCATGCTTTGCCAATATTGTCCGTTGCCTCAATAGTCTCCTGTGCGCGTTTTTCCATGACGCCAGCAAACAGGTTAATGGCTTCGGTAACAGCCGCCTGCTCACCCTTCTGTTTACGAAGCTGGATGATGTGCTTAATCATAGCCTCATCAACGAAACCATATTGCTCATTGAGGCTGGCCAGCCCCTTAACCGGGTCGCTGACAATTTTTCCGAAGTCGGCCATTGCCGTTTTGGTATCGTTTCCGGCCTTACCCATGAGGGTGATGGCCGTTGCGATCTGCTTCATCTGGCTGGCGGTATATTTGCCAGTATCGTTCAGTGTAACCAGCGTATCTACGGTGGAGCTAATCGATGTATTCGTCTTGCCAGCCACTTCCTCAGCGGCCTGGTTGAGCTGCTGCATTGTGGAGAAGCCAGCCCCACCCATCATGATGACAGAGCGTGCCACCTGCTCAAATTGCTCCGAGGAGTTATACGCTGCGGCAGCCAGCAGGCCGATCGTGCCAATCAGCCCACCAAGTGCGATTGTGGTAGGGTTAATCATCCCAGCCATGCTGCGGATGTATTCGCCGACGCCGGACAGCGCCCCCTGAACCGAGCCGAACTGGTCTTTAATCTGCCCGCCCTGTTGCAGCAGGATCAGGAACGGCGACTGACCGCCAGCCAGCTGCGTGGCGATATCGGTGAATTGCGCCGGAAGCGTGCGCATTGCTGCGCTGTATTGACCAACGGAGATTCCAGCGCGGCGGGCCGCAGCTTCCTGCCGGGATAGAGCTTCTGGTAGTACGTCTGCGACACCAGAGAGGCGCTCACGCGTCTGGTTAAGGATTGTGTTGAAGTGCTCGAACTGCGCGCCGTTAATGCGCCCTGCTTCGAAATGGGCTACCAGCTGTGCGTGTTGCTCATCCAGTGAATTAAACGCACGAATCGTCGGGTCGATGGAACCCAGCAGGTTCTTTAACGCTGCGGACTGCTTCTCTGCCGCCTGGGTAGCGGCTAATTCAGCCTGAGCACGCGCTGCTGCCTCGCCGGTGTCGGTCAGCTTGAGGCGGGTGTCATCCAGGATTTTGTTGTAAGCCTGAAAGGTATCGGTATCCAGGAAACCTTTGGCCTGGAATTTCCGCAGCGATTCTTGCTGCTCATCCAGGCGGTTTAAGGCCTTGGTAACCGGGTCGATATTCTCCAGCAGCCCTTTGAGCGCGCTCTGCTGCTCCTTGAGTCCTTCGCTGCCTTGCTTCGCAGATTCAGCGCCAGCGCGAAACACGCTATTCAGATCATCTGCTTTATCTACAGCACCGGCCGCCGCCTGGCCGAGTTTATCCAGTTCGTTGCTGGCTGTTTTCAGGTCAGAAACATCGGCCCGCAAAGTAATCGAGGCGATCTGGTCTGTCATTATTTCGTCTCCTTATGCATTACCTTGAGAGCCTCGCTTTCCATAATTTGAAGGTCAGCCATGCAGGCCGCCGCATCCTCAACCCCGTGTAACTCGAACATCCAGGGGAGAACGTTATAATCAAGGCCGGTCGCCCCGCTCGCGCCGACGCGCCACTGGGTTGCCAGGGCAGAGAAGATGGTGAAAGACTTCCATACAGAGGGCAGGATCCCCACCTCTTCCTCCACGTCCTCAGGCGTCAAACCAAAAGCGCTCAGCTCCGCGAGCGTCGGACCCGGCGTATACAACGCTGCGGCGACCTGCCTCAGTTTTTTTCGCGAATCCCCATCAGCTCTTTGGTGTATGCCAGACCGATGCTGTCGAACGCGCGTGGATAGTTCCGCAGGAGGACAATAACGTTTTCGCGGTTGAACTCGTCCGGCAGTGCCCATCCTTCGACAATGTCCATGAGGTAGTCGGCCTGCGGCTCGATAACATCCTTTTTACCTTCGGCGGCCTTTTGCATCTTCGCATCCATGGTACGCAGCTCTTCGAGCGTTTTATGGCGGAAAGTGAACGTCAGCTTGCCGTCTTCGGCTCCAGCACGCGGAATGCTCGCGGTCACAGAAAAAGTTGGGTTGGGGATCAGAGAAAATTTTGACATTTCGGTTCCTTAGAAAAGAAAAACCCGCCGTAGCGGGTTGAATATTCGAGTGCGTGATGGGGGGTTATCGTTTGAACAGCAGACCGCCTGGCTTGAGCGCATTGCGGATAGCATCGTTCACAGCTTCGTGCATCGCCTGTTGCAAGCCAACTACTGAAGCTGTTTGCGCATCAATCTTTGCCTGGAGGGATGCGAACAAATCGCTTTCACGCACGGCATCAATGACGGCCTGCTTCAATTCATCGCCAAGCCTAATCTTCGTCTTCGCGCTTGTTGCGACGTCGTTCTCGATTATGGATGAGGCGGCTTCATGCACCGCATAGCGATCAGCCATAAACTCAACGTTGCTCTGGCCATCTTCAACTCCGAGGGTCATGCCAGCTGCGTACCGTTTGCCACCATAATCCACGTTCATCTTCACGCTGTAGTTCGTAGACAATGTGCCATTGACGATCGGCGCCTCGTGGATGTAAGCCTTGCCGGTTTTATCAACAAACCAGCCACCTTTAAGGCCACGAAGTGCGCAGCTTTTACGGATCTCTTCGTCCAGCGCCTCAATAATCTCTTCGGTATCGACAGAAGAAACCCCTTCGATCCAGTCACCGGCTCGCCAATCTCGTGCTGAGCCATCCTCTGCAATTGGACGCAGGCGCACCTGCAATCTCTCACCAGCTTTGAGGCCGGAAATAAGGCATACGGTAGCTGGCCAGAAGATGCGTTCTTTCATAAGTCGGCCATCTTCATGAAGGCATTGCAGTTCTAGCACCGCGCAGCCACCCGGCCATTTCCATTCGACGTCCACACCAAAAGGTTTGGGAGTGGTTTTTACGTAAGGGACGATTGAAGGTTCTGACATTTTAATTTTCCTTTTAGACGTGAGCCTGTCGCACGGCAAAGCCGCCGAAAGTTAACGGTTTGCCCAGGCTCACAGCTGAAAGACTTTCTTTGATGTGCGCGTGCGATGCGCATAAAAAAGCCCGGCGTACCGGGCCCGAGTGGTTAGCTGATCGTGACAGTACACGCAGCAGAGGTGATGGTTTTGCCCGCCGCGTCAGTGACTTCGCAGGTGTAAGAGCCAGCATCACCGGATGCCACAGATGGAATGTTGAACGTCGATGCGGTTTTGCCCGGAATAGCGGTGCTGCCTTTCTTCCAAACGTAGGTGTAAGGTGCTGAGCCGCCCTTCATTACCACCGCCAGATCCAGCGCTGTACCTGTGGCAACCGATTTGGTGGCCGGCAGGTCGGTCAGGAACGCCAGCGGCGTCACGGATGAATCGGCGATCGGGTAAATCTGCATGTCCGATTCGAAGTTCATGCGCGCCTCGTTACTTTCCACGGCGTTGATTTCCGTGCGCGGTACGCGCTGGAACGATACTTTGGCTGAGTAGAAACGATCGGCTTTGCCGCGTGGGTTATGGAACCAGACCGCAGTTGTGTCGCTGGAGTCATCCAGGTCAATGAGGCGTTTGTAGATCGCCAGTTGAGGGTCATGCGCAAAGGTGTAAACCTGAACCACCGCGTTTTTAAACGTTGGGATGGTGCGCGCTTTGTCATCTTCCAGGAACTGCACGCTGATGGTCTGCTGATCACCACCTTCAGTTGATAATGTCATCACCTGAGGCATGGTGATCCATGAGTCGATTTTACGCAGCGTGCCCGCGCCAGTGCCTGCCGGGAATTTGGTGGTATCGGTAGTGTCGAATGCTTCCAGCACGATTTTATTACTTGTCACCGATTTGACGCGCAGCACCATGTTATCGAGCTTTAACCAGCCGGAACTCACCTGAACTACGTCACCGGCAAGAATGCCGGAGGCCGATGCAACGGTCAGTTCGCATTCCGTCGCGTTAGAGGCAGCGGTAAAGGTGATTGGGGCTTGATAGGCCTTGGCCACGTTCACACGCGAGCCGTTAGGGATTGCGAATGCCATAGCACTCTCCTGAATTTAGGTAATAAAAAACCCGCCATCTGGCGGGTCAGTAGTCAGCGCGGTACTGCATGCTGACGGGAATGGTGTAGGTTATGGAGCCACTGGACCCGTTGGGCGCCGAGGTTGGCCGGTCCTGGATGGGTTGTCTCACCTGCGGCGGCCCGTTGATGTAAACCGTCAAATCACCGTCCACCAGCGGCAGTCCCTCAGGGAATGCATCTGCCACCGACTGGGCCAGCCCTCTCGCCTGGCTCACGCCTGAGCCTGCGGGAGTAATGATGTTTACCTGCAAGATCCCCTGATAGGTACGCATCACACCTTCTATGTCCTGACCTACAGTTTGTGCAGGTAAAACATAAACACGGGCGTATGGCGCATCCGGTGGATCTAATACGATATTCGGCCAGGCGATCGGCAAGCCGAGAGAAGCCGAGATTATGGCTACCCGGCTCTCCAGCAGGTCAGCTATTCGCATGGACTGATCACCGACCATTGCGCACCTCGCTCATTGCCTCACGGAACAGCTGCGCCGCGTCGATAGCTGTAATGCCCACCATCCCGCCCGGCGCCTGGGTGGAATGACCGTTTTCCAGCGCTGCCGCATATGGCAGGTTATTGGTGAAGTAAATCGAGCTGACCTGGCCCACTCTGAATACCTCAAGCACCGCCATGCCACGGGAATTTGAGCCCTGGCCGGAAGCATCTGGTGTATCGTTTGACTGAGTCGGCTGGCTGTCGAAACCCACATACCAGTTGTTCTTGAACCGACCACCGACATAACCCTCAGGCTTTTTGATGTCCATCGAGTCGTTTACGCGCAGGCCGCGTCTAAGCCGTCCCGATTTGGTCAGGTTGGCCGGATCATCACGCAGGGCCGCGTTGTGCTCACGAACGGCGGTGTTGTAGGCTGATGCCGTCTGATTCACCTCCCATGTGTCTGGTTTACCAACCGGAGACATTTCAATGAGGCGACCAAGGATTTTAATACCCGTCCGGCGCACCACCTCATCCATCTCCTGTTTTGAGCTATCCACGAACAACTGAATAGCAGCCAGGAACGGCTGATTTGCAGAACTAGTCATAATCAGGTCCTCAGCTGGATGTTGTAGGAGATCAGCACGTCTGCGGGCTTAACCGGATTCGGCTGAACTACGCGCCACTTTTTGCCGTCGATATCAATGAGGTCGCCAATGCGCACTTCCGTTTCAAACGTGGCCGCCAGTTTCTTATCGCCCGTAGCAATCAGTGAACCGTCGATTTCGCGAGCAGAATACTCAGTGATCACGCCTGTGACAGTGGCAGTAACAGCAGGGGTAACAACTTCTTTCCCGTACTGATCGCGTGTGGTGGTTCCGCCGCGTGTCAGTTGGTAGGCTTTGCCGTTCTCAGTCAGCAGCCGCGTTGCCGTGGCGCGCATGCGGCGATAGTCGATTGCCATGCTACCCCCTTTCGATCCGGACCTGGTAGCCGCCCACCACAAGCCCGCGCAGCGAGGAATAGAACCAGGGGAATGATGGAGTGGCCTTATTCGTTCCCGGCTCGTACTGCACAGAGACGGCCCCCTGTACGCTCTCAGCTATGACCGCGCCGCCACCGGAGACCGACGGCGTGAGGTCAATCTCCTGCGACTCGATAGCCAGGCGGCATTGGGCATCAATCAGGCGCTGTGGAATAGCATCATTCGGCAGGTCCACACCATCGAAGCGTACGCCGGAGCGCGGCCAGGATAGAGGCTGAGATGCGCTGGAGCGCTGACCACGCCAGGACCTTCCTTCCAGAAAGTCCATCGACTGCATCAGCATCTGGCTACACTCGCCATCTTCGGCAGGAATGGTGTATCCGCGCGCGGCGGCAAAGACCCGCAGGTCGGACACGCTGGCGTAGCTGTTAAAGTCCGGCGAATGGGGATCGGCAACCAGCATGGTTATTCCTCCAGACGCCAGTCCAGCGCCAGCCAGTTATCCACTTCAGCAGGGTGAACATCAGCGCGCAGCGGACCGCCGGGGAACTCTGGGATATCACGCACCATGACCACCAGCTCAATACTTGGCTGTTCCTGCTGCTGTTCCTGCTGCTGTTCCTGCTGCTGTTCCTGCTGGGCAGGGTTATTATCAGCAGCCTGCTGAGCTGCAAGCTTTTCCGCGTCACGCTGAGCGCGCTGTTCTCTGGTTAATCCGGCCATTGGGCCTCCTGAAAAACAAAGGGGCCTAAGCCCCCTGGGTTAACCCATGATGATGGTGGAATGTTCAGGCTGAACGGAGGCCACACCCCACGCCACACCAACCTCGTAACGCACCTGACGGTACTGGCGGTACAGCGCGATCTGGAAGGTAATACCAGATACCGGATCGGTTACGTTCATCACGTCGTCAGCGGTATCGCCGCCTTTTGGCATGGCCGGGGTACGGCAAGCCAGCAGGAATGCGTTACGGTCAAAGGCAACGTTTGGCACGAACTCGCTCAGCACAGTGACAGTTGCCTGATCTGCCAGATCCTGACGCAGGCCAGGTGCGCCGATGGTGATAGTTGAAGAGGTTGCCGCTACAACCATGTACTGGTTGTCATCACCATCGAACTTCACTGCGGTCCCGGCAGCAATACCGCCAGTGCCAGCAGAGATAGCAATAATGATGTCGCCCTCTTTCTTCTCGCCATTGACCTTATAGCCCGCCGCCGTGCTTTTCGCGGTGCGCTTGATGTTGGCGGATTCGTGCAGGTTAAAGCCCATCACACGACCAATGATGCCTTCACGCAGCAGCTGATCGGTACCGGCTTCGTTCGCTTTGAACAGTACGGACTGTTTACCACGGATTGACGCCATCGCTTCGCCGCCCAGTACCATGCGCAGGTCAGTGGTTGGTGCGCCGTTATCAGTCAGCACCTGCCGAGCGTTCGCCGCATCAGACAGGTCGTCTTTGACACTGAACGGTGTATCTTTTGGAGCACCAACAGCGCGGGAAGACTTATAAGCCAGCGATGCCAGGTCAGCATCCATTTCGTTGCTCAGTGCGCGGAACGCCTGAGAAAACTGGTCAGCCAGGACAATGTCATAAGTGCCTGATGGCCCGATGGCAAGCTGCTCTTCACCATTCCATTTGACCGGGGCCATTTTGGATTTGGTGATTTTCACGTCCACGGTACCAATGTTCTGATCACCGTCGTTTGGCGCGGTTGCCGCCGGAGTGATATCAACGGTGGTGGTTTTTGGTGCTACCGGTGCGGTCACGGTTTGGTCTTTGGCCGCGGCATCGGCTTTAGCGTTACGGGCCACCGCCGGGATAAAGCCCACCTGCTCACGGGATACGCGGTTCAGTGCCGTGTAGATGGTCGGGATCAGGCCAGTCAAAGTGTTGGACATTTATTTTTCCTTTCGATTAATCAACGATGCTCGTGCCGCCGCCAATCGCAGCCTGTTGTTCAGCTGGTGGCAGGGCGTCAAAAGCAGCGCGTTTCATGGTTTTCTGCCCGGCCTGATGCTGCGACTGGTGAGAACCACCGCCGCTGTTGCCGGACGCTTTGAGGATGTAGTCTTTCTGCGGGTGCGACTCGACCAGAGATTCCAGCGCTTCATCGAAGCTGGCCAGCTCGCCGGGCTTGGTGCGAGAGAACACCTTATTGCCCTGGCCGTCGTAAGCCACAACCTTGCCGTCTTCGATTTTGAAGTTCTGCCCGAAGTACGAACGCACGAACTCACTCGGGATCGCCATCTTCTCGGAGATGAATTTGGAGCCACCGAAGCGCCCACCAATCATCTCGTCGTACAGTTGGCTTTCCAGTTGCTGATTTTTTCCGTTCACTTCGTCGAGCTGCTGCTGGAAGACCTTAGTGATCTCCGCCTTTACCTGGTCAACAGCGCCAGCATCGATCAGTTTTTTCTGGTCGATTTTGGTCATCATCTCCAGGGCTTCGAGCGCCTTGGCCGGGTCGCTGATGCCAGAGAATTTCGCGAGGTTGGCTTCCGCCGCTTCCTTCGCTTCACGGTGAGTTTTCGCCTCGCCATTCAGGGAGGTGATTTTGGTCATCGCTGCGACCGCATCAAACGGGATCTCTTTGCCATCATCATGGATGTACACAGGCATACCGTTTTCAACGACCACATTTCCGTTAGCATCAAGTTTCAGTTTCATTATTTTTGCTCCAGCCTTCCGGCCATACGTAATGGGTCATCCGACCCGGGCACCGCGTCGCATCCGCTCAGCGGCAGGCATAAAAAAAGCTGCCCGGAGGCAGCCTGTTAGATAAATTCGATGGTTATGTAACCGCGCAGCTTGCGGGAGTAAATTTCACCCCGCTTTCGCTTGTGGATCCGTAACGGGTGTGGATGAATACAGGCGATACCACGTTTGACATCAGCCCATACACAGCTCTTTATCTCATTGCCATTAACGAACACCCTTCGCCTTCCACGACCATCTCCAACGTAGTGAAAATCTTCGTTACGCATACCCTATTCCTCAAACGCCGACGCATCCACGCGGCGCAGTTCGTCCAGGGTCAGAAACTCCCCGGCATCATTGAACATCTCAGGCACGGTGATTTTGCCGTCACGCAGCATCCGCGCGCGAGTAACGCCCAGCACCTGCTCCTGCCGTGCGTACGGTTGCCTGACGAGCCATTCGGCATAGCTGGTATGCGATGGCACCTGTCCATCCATCGAAGCGCGTGTGGCGCTGCTCAGTTCGCCAGAGGCTATCTGCAATTCCTCCCACGATTTAGTGATCAGAATTTCGCATGAGCGACAGCAGAAATGAATTTTGCCGGGCCCGCGCAGATATGGGATTGCATGGCCCAGCGGCTTACCATCGAGCGAATAGAGTTTGCGATCTCGGATGATGCACCACTGGCTGGTATGGGTGTCCAGCGTCGAAGACCACTGCTTGGCCTTTACGATATCGCTGTTGGCCAGTGCAAATTCCTGGCGCGCTGTAGCGGCCACATGGTTCACCGCCGTGCGGGTTACTACTGCAAGGTCACGACGTGAAACATTTATAACCCCGTCCTGGCGGTGGAGTTGCGGCGTGCCGGCGACCCGCTTCACAATCTGCTCGACGGTTTCACCCTGAAGAAATCCGGTGCGCACGGCACTGGTAATTTTTTCCAGCCGATCCGATTCGAGTTTCTTGCCCCACTCTTTCAGCAATCTCCCCTGAAAAGGTTGCGCCACCGCAGCAGCATAGACCTGTTCCGGGACAATGCTTTGCAGCGGGACACGCTTAAGCACCTGTCCTGGAATGAGGCTGCTTAACAGGTCAAACTGATACCCGGTCTCATAATCAGCGTAACGCATCAGTTCGCGCATCAGAGTAGCATTGACCGGTTCGTAGGCCTGCTGGTTTAGCTCCCGCACACCAGCCAGTAGCGATGCAAGGCGACGCGCGCTGTAGGTGTCAGCGCGCTTACCCTCCAGCAGTACAAGCAGTCGGGCAGCCAGTTCAGCATCCATCCTGTTAAGCAGCGTCACCATTCGTCGGGCAACGCCCGTACCGTAGCGCGTCACGTAAAGTCCGTGAGCTATGGTCTCGTCCTGCAACCTGTCGTTTACCGAACGAGCCATATCACACCTCGCCAGGTGGCGGTTCAGTTAAAGATGCTGACTCAGCAAGCAACTCGCTCAGAACCACATCGGGATCCGCGTCGGCATCAATCAGGTTGAGTTTTTGCAGGGCTTTGATTGCATCGATACGGCGAAGGTCACCGCCCTGGCGCAGCGACTGAATGGCCATCGCCGCTGGTGGATTAAACTCTTTCGACTCGACATCCAGCTCGGTGCGTACGTCAACGTTGCCGCCTTCCGCTTCCCCGATGTACTCAGCCATAATTTGCAGGATATTGTCGATCGCATCTTCGAGACTTGTCGCCATGGTATAGAGCGGTGACTGCTCCTGCATTTTCTCTTCTGAGGTCTGGTCTACCGATTTGGTAGAGGTGTTTTCGGTGCGCAGCAGCTTCGCACCCGCCTGTCGCATCTGCTCCACCAACTCTGCCAGCGACTCTTTGCCGGCACCGATGGAAGAACCTGTGTGCTCGACGTATTCCAGACCCTGCCTTTGCCGATCGGAGAATGACGTGGCAGAGGATGAGCCAATCACAAGTTCTTGCCCCTCTTCCAGCCCGAACACCGTGAGCAACGGCACCCGGGCGACATGCAGAATGTTGTCCTGCTCGCTCTGGCTCTGCCAGTGCTTGATATTCAGCAGAGCCATGTTGAGAAGCGGCGGTGAACCACACATAAATCCGGTGCGTTTGGTGTAGAGCGTGACCAGAGTGATATCCTGGCGGGATGTCTGCCACCCATCGAATAGCGCCCAGTTCGCGGCACCGTCAGCATCTTTAGCCTTGCGGTAAATTTCCACCTTTCCGGGTGTCAGGTACCGGATTTGCTCGACCTTGGTCTGGCCGAAGTCGTCGCCATCTTCGACCACAACTTCTTTGATACGCAGCGCAGTCAGCACCACTTTGCCGTCCACCATTTTCGACTTCCAGCCAATTACCTGGCGTGGATTGAGCATGGTGACATAGGGGCGCGCGCCGGTAGCTTTCTCTTCAGCTTTGGTTTTCACCTTTTCGGTGTCCACCCTGGGATAATCCACCAGCGCGTGGGAGAGGCCATACTGCATCGCCAGACCGAAGAATGCCTGTGCCCATACGTCCAGGCGCGTCCCTTCAAGGTCGAAGTTTTTCGCATACTCTCGCAGCTGATCCGGCACATTCTCGGCAAGCTTAATGGGCTCGGCGAATACACGCCCGATGTTTTGCTTAATGGTCTCTTCGTAGGCTGGCAGAAGCGTGGCCACGGCCAAACGTTTTTTGTAGTCCTCCCTGTCTTCTTTCGGCCAGCGCGGTAGATATTGCTCGCCCAGCTGTCGCATATAGAGCGTGCCGCCCATCAGGGCATCGTTGATATCCCACGCCTCGACCATGTTCCCATAGTCCAGATTGGGTGTTGAAATGTCAGGCATGGAGTTAGAGCCTCAGATTGGTGACTTTGCCGACTCTCTTCGGCGGTGAATGCAGAACGGCATATCGGGTAGCATCCCAGTCGTGATCTTCCTGTTGGGTATCTACATCGTCGGGGTTTTTACTGTCGCGCACGAGTACCGGCACACGGCTGATCCAGCCACGGCAGTAGTCGAATACGTAAAATGCAGGTTTCTCCGGGATGCCGGATTCCAGTTTCTTACCTTCATTGACAGCTTCGAGCATATCGGCAAACAGAGCGGCGCCGTTAACGCGCGATCCCGGCTTTTTGTTTGCCTCAAGCCATTTAACGCCCTGGGACTCCATCTTCTGCGCAATGGAGAGTTCATCATCGCCTGTATTGTAAATGGCGCTGTCAGCCGGGCCCGGTGTAACCTTCTTGCAGATGCCAGGCATGATGTTCAGTTGCCCCTGCGTCACCCCGTTAAGCTTGATTTCGTCAGGCTCAGCAAGTTCATCGCCCACCAGCCGTTTATCTACCCAGGCAACGCCCTTAGCGACGTTTGTTGATGACATATTCAGGCCTTTGTTCAGCTCGTCCGGTGGGCAGCCGTACCACTCGCCAATAAGAATCAGCGTCCCAGCAGGCGGGCAGAACTGGCGGCCATCAGGCAGTTCTGCGGCGGTTCCGTCGGATCGTGCCCACCAGAGGTTGGAAAACGGTTTCGATTCGCCCCAGTCATGCGAGCGGTCGACCGTCCAGCTATCCGGTATGCGGAACGGCTTAATGACGTGCAGCGATTCATTCCAAAGGTGGTCAAATCGCCCGCCGCTGGTCACATCCCAGGAGCCCTCTACCCACGCTTTGCGTCGGTTAGGGTCTTTGATGGCCATCAGGGTAGCGATGTACTGCGGGTCGAGGTACGGGTTCTCTTTGAACGATCCGTGGATTGCCACGCGGGTCAGCGTGATTTCCTCTTCTCGCTCAGTCTGAGGGTTGAATACCATTTGCCGGTCGCGCTGTACGGTTCCGCGCGGCGCTGGCTCAATGAATCGCTTCTTCACCCAGGTATGCCCGATGCCGAACGGGTTGGTCGTGCTGAACGTCTCCAGCGGGATTGGCCTCAATAACTTGCCATTCTCCAGCGGGTAGTCTTCCGGCCTGAACGATGAGCGGCGGCAGGAGAACATCATTTCGTAGAATTCCGGTGACTGCTGCTTAGTCAGCTCGTTAAAGCCAATGAACGGGAATTCCTGCCCGTGAAAATCCCAGTAGTCGTCCGCCTCTTTGCCGAAGCGGAACAGCAGTTCTTCACCAGTAGGCCACACCCATCGCAATTCGCTCGCAGATGACAGATAGCGCGCGCCGTCGTTGAACAGGCGAAACATACGCTTAGACTGCGTAATGATGTCGGCAAGGTTCTTATATTCGGTGTCGAAGATGACGCCGCGCCAGAACGAGCCATAGCCCACGCCGACATTGCGCCGGAACCTGGCTAACTGCGCGGCGGTTTTACCCGGTCCACGAGTGCCTTCGAACAGAATTTCGTTACACGGGCAGCTCAGCGCCAGAGACTGAGATCCAGGCAGTGGCTTCCATACAGCTTTGTAATTCATCCACCGAGCACCCCGCCCTGTTGTTTCTGCGCTGCCGCTTCCCAGTCATCCACGCTGTCACTGGTTGGGACCAGCATGACGTTATGCGTTACCTCTTTCGTTTCCGCCTTATTCTCGATGCTGTACGCCTCACGCTCGAGGCCGATCAGCGTCTTCAGGCTGTCACTCAGGTCTTTCATGGATTTAACACGGGAAGGCAGGCTGATTATTTTGTGGTACAGATCGTTGAGCTTATCCATACCCTTGTCGTCTGGAGATCGCATCAGGTCACCGAGCATCTCAAGCGCGGTCACATCGCCACACTCACCGGCCAACTCATCGAATAGCATGTTTGTCAGTTCGCGAGCCCGTCGGATGTCTCCCCTGTGCTCCATGCGTACCGTGGCAATCACCTCGGCAGTCGCCTCTATCAGTACGCGTTCGGTCAAAGTGCTTTCGTTGCGTACCTGTTTGCGTACCTCCTGTTTGCGTACCAGATCGTCAGCCTTTTGCTGAATCTTCGCATTGAGGTCACGCGACCAGTCGTCACGCTTGGCACGCTTACGGATAGCGCCTTCGCTGATGCCGTGTTGTGATGCTATTTCTCGGAGGGACATCACTCCGGCCCGGTACGCCGTCTCGATGGCCTCCCAGTCCGGTTTGCTCATTCGTTACTCCGTTATCGTTTTACGGGCTCTAACTTCACATTCTGGCTAATGCCATACTTAACGATGAAGTTGCCCACCTTTTGGTAATCAGGCTCGCAACGCATCATTAAGCAGAGCAGTGTCAGCGTCTTGATGTAAACGGGAAGCCACCACCTGCTTTTGATTTCAACTGACAGTCTGCTCATCGCCATTGGTGTCTTCCTCTGTCGGTACAGGCGTGAACTCCACTCGCTTCACATCAGCAGGAGCGAAATACAGCCACTGGCCCGTCTCCGTCGCCAGCGGCACAAAGCCGTTAACCAGCTCAGGCTGACGTCGTGACATCTTGCCGGTGAAGGTTTCGCCTGTTTGGGTGGTTAACGTGATTTGGTAGATGTCTGACATGATTACCTCTTTGCCTTGTCGCAGCTGTTGCCCTGCTTCTCAGAAGTGCTTAGCCACTTACGGCTTACCCGTCAGCAAGATGTGATCACCATCCTTGCGGGGTTACACAGATCATTATCGAAGCCCCTCAGTGAAGAGCTTCTGTAATGCCGCGATCAGCCAATAAGTAATTCCGGCTGCGTTACCTGCATGATGTGCTCATGCTCGAGCTCCAGGACGCGTTTCTCTTTCTTACGTTCGTTCATCAAACGGCTTCCGATCGTGCCTTTCAGCTTTGAGCGCGTTTCTTTGATGGCGTAGCGGTGCTGCATTTCTTCACCCATCGCCATGCGTCGGTTTAGCTGCTCGGCCATCCAGTTAAAGGCATTGATATAACACTCCTTTACTGCGGCAGCTGTTTTGCCAGTGAACCCCATCACGAGCATCATGCATCCGTCGCGGGTGATGTTATACATAGGCTGAACATCGCCATTTTTATCAATGAAATCAATGGGCGCAAAATTGCGCTGGGTGAAGTCATCGGAGCATTTCAGGTTACGTATGGCACGCAAAACGTCTTTGTGTCGCTTGCCAAAGTAATCCGCCACCTTGAGTGATGTGGTGATTATCTTGTTGTCGAGGGTCGTGACCATTTCGCGGAAGTCGAAGGCCGGAATAACTGACGGATTATTCATAGCGTCTTTACCTTTTAGAAAGTGAGCCTGTCTCACAGAAAAGCCGCCCGAGAGAGGTCGCCACCTATAACGGCATTTCTCAGGCTCGCTTACTGAAAGGCTCTCGTTGATGTGCGCGTGAGATGCGCATAAAAAAGCCCCGCTATTGCGAGGCTCTTGATGATTCGATTTTCCTGATTGCTGCCTTATCCAGATTGCACTGCCCCAGCGCCGTATAGAGCTGAGTGTTTAACTCCAGACTTGCCTGCCAAGTGAACGGAACCACCATTCCGGGGATCGGCGTGTCTGCGGTCAGGTCAGCGCTTATCGGCACCACCGGGGCCGGTACGTAAACTGTCTGCGTATTCCCGCAGGCTGTCAGCAGCGGAAGAAGGAACAAGCTGGTTAGCGCACGGATCGCCTTCAAGCGCCTGCCTGGTGTAGACAATGCGCGTTTCGCCTTTATGAGCCAGTTCGTTCTTTGCATTCTGGGTAGCCTGTGAGATGTCACGGATGAGGTTCATCGTGGTGATCACGTTATTGGTGATCGCCTCTGATCTGTCTACCCTGACCGTTGCTTTATCGCGCTGGTCCTTGTAGGTGATGGCGTTGTCGCGGTAGTGGTTCACGAAGAAAGCCAGTAAGCCAATTACGGCCACCACAAGAAAATGCAGCCAGTAACGCTTTACCAGTGCGCCAATCATGACAGGAACAGAGCCCGCTCTGCCTCCCGACGACGGGTGAGCCCATTCAGGACTTTACCGCCAGCTTTATTCCAGCGCAGGAACTCATCGGCTGCGCCAGCGTAATCACCGGCGTTGAGTTTTCGCAGAAGAGTCGATGTCGACAGTGAACGGGCTCCGAGGTTATACGTGAACGACACCAGAGCATCGAACTGCCCTTGAGTCAGCCCCACCTTAACCAGGCGAGACACGTCGCATTCGTAGCTGACCAGTCCAGTTTTCAGCAGGCGTTCTGCCGTTTCCTGCTTAATCGTCATCCCGGCGCGGATTGGTTTTCCGTCGACAGGATGAGTCCAGCCATAGCCGATCGTCCAGACGCCGACGCTGTCCTGGTAGGCGGTGAGTTTGCAGCCTTCGAACTCTTTGATCAGGGCAATGCCCTTTTCGCTGGTTTGCATGGACTACTCCGTTATAACGACCTTCGCCAGGTTCCCACGTGCCAGCCAAACCGCCATGCAGATGACGGAGTTAAGCAGCAGATCGCCGAGGTTAACCTGTACGTAATGGCCGAGCAGAATGTTGAAGGCGTTGAATCCGGCGGCAAGGATGACCAGATAGGCCAGCACCGCGACACTAAGGCGATGACGCTTTCCCTCTTTCCGGAAAAACATCAGCCTGACCATGATTAGCAGGCAAACTATGGCGTTTGCATCCATCAGAAGAAGCTGCCATGTCATTTATCTTCCTCCCCCAGCCCCGGCATCTTCCCGCTTTTGGATTTGCGGAGAATACGCAGCAGGACTGCCACGGAAATGGAAGCAGTGACAATTGCACCGACAGCTGGCGATACCTCAATGCTGGCCGGTGGCTTCATCAGGCTTAACGGCGTGTTGATGATTCCGGCCATGATTTTTGCCATGGGCACGGAGAAGAACACGCCACTGATAAACGATATCAGCGCAAAGATAGCCTGCTTCCAGAGTTGATGGGGATCTGAGGTCAGAACGTATAGCGCAGTTCCGGCGAGTGATCCGAGCATCACTGCTGGAGTCGCCTCCGGAAACAGCGTGGCAAAGGTTACACCGACTGATGACGATGTAAGACCAACGCCTACGATAGTGAAGGTCTCAGACATATTTATTCCGTGTGTAGTTGGTTCAGGCCCTCGGGACGATTTAACAAGAAGGCATGTCGAGGATGGTTCCCGGGGCCTGAAAATAAAAAAGCCAGCGACAGGCTGGCAATGTGAGGGTAAGGCAATGTCGGCTCTCTGGCCGAAGGGTCCCAGGTAGTGGGTTTGGGTGTGGTGACCGGTGCTGCTATCCGGCATTCATGGCTATCGCTTTACGACGCCATCAGGACATTCACCACAACGGGGATCGCTTTGCCGCGCCAGGGAAATGTACCTGGTCTCACCGGGATGCCGTCACATACTCAAAGCGATTTCCGTTGTGCAGAAATGAAAAACCCCGGCAATAGTCGGGGCTTGGGTTATTCAATTTTAGTTTCCAAATGGATTTACTTTTAAACCCAACGCTTCCTGCTGACGCCAATGGAGCCACTCAGGTTCGCCCACCTCAGCCTCTTCGGCTGTGCTATACGTCCTTAAATAGGAATACTCATTCATTGCGATACTTACGCCAGTATCAGGAAAAAGACCATGGCGGTAGATAATTCCATCACGACTAAAACTTGAGATGCGGATGTCCCGCACAACGGTTTTTATCCCATCATTTGAATTATGGCGAGCTTTAATAAAACGTTTTGTTTCTGAGTTGTGCATAGTTTCACCTTAATATAGACGAACCGCACATCCTGCGCGCATCACCCGATGAGTGACGCCTAATTATAACCTTTCCAATTACCCTCATAAAACAAAAAGCCACCGGCAATAACCAGTGGCTTTGAATTTGGTTGGTGGCTTCATCTCAAGGCGTCTTTCGACCCGATGTGCGATGTTTACTTGCTTCCTCACCACCACAACGAAGGCATTAACCCATCGTTAGAATCGAGATTAACCAAAAATCGCCACTTTGTAAATAGATTTCCTACAGAAAGTTAATCCTGTAGGAAATATTTCTCATTGCGTAACTTTTTTGAGCATGCTGTTGGCATATTCCTCCTGCTTGAGGCACTCGCCAACCAGGCTTTCGAAGAAGTCTTTGTAGGATCGGCGCCATGTCGTCTCCGGTATTTCGATAACGTTTTCACTAATGAATTTGCGGACGCTTTCTGGAAGCAGACGCGAATAACCACGACCATTGCAGCGTGAACATGTTTTGTGGGCCGGTACGCCACCTTGCTGACGTGTCTTCTCTTCGTCCAGTACGACACCCTTCCCATTGCAGCGGCATGCGTTGCTGACCACGCCCTTCCCTTTGCATTTTTGGCAAAGAACATTCACCGTCTCCCGCTTCTCTTTCAGGTGCGGTCTTCCAATGTGCTTCATGGTCATGACCTCTACTTCAACGAAGCGATCACCATTGCAGCAGTCGCACGTGCGGGTGCTGGCAGCGCTGCGGGAGTAGTCCTCGAAGGCAAAGGTTGCGAGCAGTTGCATGACCTTCGGCTTAACATCAGATTCAAGTTTGCGTAGGGCGGCCACCTTGTCGCAGTTCTTCAGCGCGTACTGAGTAAGCAGATCAACCGCCTTATCACGGTCAAGGGAACTTATACCCATTTTCCCCAGGAAAGCGCTGTATCCCATCGATGCTCGTTCCTGAGTCATCCCCATGGCTGCCATTACGTCCGTACCAGTCAGAGAGTCAGACGCAGTAGCGCGAGGAGAATCACTGATCATGGTTGATTTTGCGAAGTGGAACTTCAGCGTGTTCTCAAGGTTCATTATGCGGCTTCCTTCTGTGGCTGGTTGGTCTGAGTCTGGCTGTGCTTTGCTACTGGCGGCAGGTTGGCGCGCTTAACGCTTTCGGCCTGGTATCTGGCTATCTGCTCTCTGGTCATGATGGCCTCCGATTCCACGCACGAATCGCATCTCGTTTTGTTGGATATGTGTCTGTTATTGGCTTAATCAGGCACTGCTTGGTAGCGCATCCGGCATAAACACCATCGCCATCGGCGACCAGTTCTGCCTCACCACCACAGAATGGGCAGTTAAGCAGTGAAGCCCAATGCGGAAGCTTGAGGTCGTAAATCATGCTGACTCCCGCTGTTTAAGTGCTTTGAGCTTGGCGCGGTACTCATCGCGGATCCGGATGAAGTCTTCCCGGCGGTAGTTGGTCATTTCGTGGGGGCCATTGAGCCAGTCGACGTAATCCTGCCCGTAACGAGCGACCAGGCCAGCTTCGTATTGCTGCGCGACCGTCGCCTCTTTGGCGGTGTACTTTCCGGCTCCGGCATTACACGACTTGCACTGCTTATGGGCGTTGCGCTCTTCAAAGCGCAGTTCAGGGTTAGCACCGACTGTTTTGAAGTGGCCGCAGTCCCACTGGCCGCCATGCAGATCGGGAGGATTAGTCTCACCACAGCTGATGCATGGCAAATCGGCATCGCGCGCACGGATGAAGGCGTTGAAAGCTTGCTGAGCCTGGGCTTTGTAGTAACCGTTAGGCCTGAGTTCTGCCAATCGCGCTTTACGGCGCTGGCGGCCTGCCTTCTCTTCGGTGCGCTGACGCTGCGCTTCCTTCTGCTGAGCGGCTTCGCGGGCTTTTGAGGTCTGTTCTTTGCCGATTGCGCTGGCGCACTCGAATGAGCAAACTACCTGCCCGTCACGGACCGGATGGAACCACTGGCGACAAGCTTTATGGGCGCATTTGCGGCGGGCTGGCTTCATAATCCAACCTCCAACCAGTGTTTTGCTAATCGATACGCAAGAGACGCTCTTTTCGGATTATCAAATGTGCCCAGGTGTTTCGATCTGCCATCAATCTTTATTCCTGCACACCAGCGACTCATATCTTTGTGGTAAAAAACCCCGACAAAGCCAGAGGTGTTATTTGTACAATTCCCTTTGTTCGATCTGGCTGATACGTCACGAAGATTTTCAATGCGGTTGTCATTTCTTACATGATTTATGTGGTCAACCTCCTTGCTTGGCCACACGCCATGGATGTAGAACCACGCCAGCCTATGTTCCGGATACCATTTGTTATTAATGCGTATCTTTCTGTATCCACCACCATTAATTCCGCCAGCGCGCTGCCCAGCCTTCACTGTCGCTCTATTGACCTTCCAGGTAAAAACTCCAGTTTCAGGGTCATAGTGGAGGATGTTTTTAAGCTCATGCAGCTTAATCATTTGAACGCCCTCCGTGCCGCGAGACGCAGCCATTTCTGATCTACCAGGCGGGCGGTGTAGTCCTTCAGTGTCGGGATGTCGGAAGGTTTAAGCGCAGGCTTACGTTTGCGGCGCGCCGGAACGCGGAAGATTTCGTTTGTGATGACGCGTGCGAGAGGATTAGCCACGGGAAGCCCTCCACTCTTGCGCCCAGGCGATGCGCTTACTGGATGCTTCTGAGAACTTCACACCGCGGTCGGTACCGAACCAGTAAATCGCCTCGATGACGTCGACCATGTAGCGCTTGCTGGATTTGGATGTGCGGACGCCGAAATAAACGCGGCCGCCGTTGATTCCCGGCGCGGATTTCTGTTCTTGGTCCTGAGTCTGATTCACCAGAACGGTGATCAGGTCCTTCCACTCTTCTCGGGTAAGCTTTTCGCCGTGCCAGACAACCTGGTCAGACAGGTCTTTCAGCAGCGGCCACATAAGACGGTTTTGCTTGTCGGTGCGCGTCTCTTCCCGGGCCTCGACGACCATCGGCGCGCGCGGGTTTACCGGCAGAGTGCGGATGAATGCTATGAGGTTGTCTTTAACGGTGTCGTTAACGATGCAGTAGTGCTGTTTCATGCGCCACCTCCGAGAGGTAACGCAGAATGCAGGAAATCGCAGGTGCCGTTAAGCATCTGTGACAGGGTGAGGAGTTCAGATTGTGGTCGCATTTAAGTCCCCTTAAATGCGCAGAAGTCTTACCGTCGGGCGTTCAACTCCGACGGCACTGATATTATGGCTGGTTGATTCTGAATTATCAATGCGAGAAAAAGGCCTCCGAAGAGGCCATGGCTCTCGATATGGGGATTCCCATATCGCTTGTATGGTAGCTATGTCAACTCAGGCAGTTTGAAGCCAGCCATGTCTTCTGCCCGGATGGGAGGTGACAGGCAGTCAGCAAAGACCAGTGAACCATCGAGCAAGATAACGAAACTCCACCCTCTGAACAGGCTGGCGCTACACCAGTCGGCCTTAAGCGGCACATCTGGCATCCTGTCCGGGAAGGTTGGGTAATGCCCTGCAAGCCACTCCATGGCGTCGCAGCGGTTGATGGTGTAATTGTCGTACATCATGCCTCCTGCTGCGGTGCTTCTGGCATTGGTAAGTGAGACCATGATTCTCCAGTAACAACCCTGATAATGGTTCTTTTAGAAACTCCATATCGTTTAGATAGCACTCCGTATGAAACCCCAGACCATCTAAGCGATCTTATTTCCATTATACTTGCATCGTTTAATTTCGAATTAGCCTGCATCTCCCCTTTGTATGCTGGAAGGTGTGACCGATTTCTTAGCCCTGTATTCAAGGCGTGTAGCCTATTTTCATGGGGTGTAACCCACTCAAGATTGCTTAAGGATGGGTTGGATTTATCCCCATCGATATGGTTAACCTCTGGCTTGGCATTTGGATTCGGTATAAACGCCTCTGCTACTAACCTATGCACTCTTGCAACTTCCCTTCGGCCATTTGAGGCATCACTCAACCTGACAACGAGATAGCCTGCCTCGTTTAAAAACGGTTTTAGTTTCTTTCCTTTAAATCGCTGTTTAGAGCCATCTCTCCTCAAAATTACCCTAGGTATGCTTAGTACATCTCCACCATCATTAACCTGGTAGATTCCCTCCCAGCCAACAACTGGTAAGAATTTCATAAATTACTCCTTAGGAGGATTTGGCAGTGGCATCCAGTGCGTGACATGCTCTACTAACAGATTATCGCAATAGAAATTCCAGTACCTGTCATACGCACCAGACCAAACTTCTCCATACTCATTGAATGCCAGGATGGCCTTAAACTGCTCCGGCATCCGCTCACTGCAAGCCACCCAACCATCCGGAATCACCGGAGAGTTGAGAGCATCGCGCTCAGCCAGAATCTTCTCACCGTCAATTGCTATGCCGGAGTTGCGAATGGCATCCACCGCATCGCGCAACTCGCAAGCCGTCGTTACAGATTCAACCATATTGTTGGAGTCACCGGAATGGTCAACCATAGCGAGCTTATCCTCGGTATGGTTGGTTATCGCTTCCTGAAAGCGTTCAAGCTCCACGTACTCCTGACATAACCAACCGCCATCAATAAAATCGCGAGCTTCAACAGCGTCGAACGTGAATGATGTCTCGCTACCAGTTGGCGAGGTTATGCCGTACAGGTCTGCTACCGGCTTAAACAGCGTGCCTGGAATATTTTCAGGAATATTTTGTTGTTGGTTTTGTTGTTGTTCGGCACCCTGAAGCATGGCGGCGCGGCATTCATCTTCGCGCTCACCAAAAATTGCTGACTCCAGGACATCGATAGCCTGCGATGGTGAGTACGCGTATTTATCGAATGACGCCCCCTTGATTCGCTGTGCGAGCTTGAACAGCCGTTTCTCCTGCGCGTGATAAAGCTCACTCAGATGCTGATAACGCTCATCAGGCACAGATACCGGCGCTGGCGGGGCGGTGTATAGCGGTGTGCCATGCTGTAGGTCATTAAAGCCAGGCTTTTTGCTGATACCGCCACTACCTGAACGCTCATCACGTAATGCCACAGGCTCCGCTTCGAGCGATGCCAGCGCGATACGCGCCAGCTCATTCAGGATTGCCACATCAGCGTGACCGAGGGTGTATCCAGCTTTCAAATCGGCAACTGCTTGCACGGCCTGTTTGGTAATAGTGCTCATAGGCTAGTCCTCAGTATCCAGAGTACGCGCGGAGTGATGCTATTCTCGCGGTGATATCATTGATGATTTCCTGCACCACCACTGCGTGCTCATGCTCATCACGCAAGATGTCAAGGGCGCTGTCTATTTCACGGAGCATATCCTGCTGCCATTCAATGTCTTCTGATTCTGGTATTTCGTATTTCATGCTCACTCTCCTTTACCGGCTGCGGAGGCGCGTTCCGCGTCCCACTTCTGCATGTATTCTTCGATATCACTCCATTCCTCACCAGAACCAGCCAGCGCATCAATTACTGACTGGCGTTCACTGTGCTGTTCTTTGCGCTCCAGCTCAGCAATCCGCTTCTCTGAGGCTTCCAGCTCATCAAGCAGCGCCACTGAGCGCAAAGCCAATTTCGCAAGCATGTTTGTGTCCTTCAAGCTCATCAGCCAATGCCCAGGATTGCTTTTGCAATACTCCATATCAGCTAATTTATTGAGCCATTCAATTTTTTCTTGATTTAACGCCTGTTTGTCGATGTTGCTCATTGGGCGGACTCCTGACGGTCTATGCGTTCAATTTCCGCGAGGATTAACGCGCCTGCTTTAACAAGATCGCGGCGCTGGCCGGACTGTTTCCACCACTCCCGCGCCCACGGCCAAAGACCCGGAACAGAAAAGCCCTGGTTATTGGCAAACATCGCATAACACGCCGCCGCTTCTGCCATTTCCCCTTCTGTGTGTTCGTCGTCGTGTTCGGGTGTCCAGCCCTCAACAGATTGCTGGCGTTGACGCTCTGAAATCACTGACTGAACTGCATTGGATAGAGATTTCACACCCTGCGCCCGCACTTCAGCCAAGAAAGCGTCGGTAGCTGGGGTTTCTATGCTCATGTTCAGCGGATAGCCTGCGTCCAGTTCTTCGTGAATGAATTCAGCCAAATTCTTGCGGCTCTCCTTCAGCCCCGCATTCTCCGCAGCCAGAGCCGCGCACTTGGCTTCACCTTCAGCCACGCCAGCCTGGTACGCTTCGAACATGTGCTGCGTCATCTCGTACACAAAGCTTCTGTCGTCTTCCATCGCTGGCGAGCAGCCGTTGTTGTTCTTGGTAAACCACTCGATAAATTTCTGTTTCATACCCCTACCCTCCCACAAACCATCAATACCCTTCTCATCGCCGGACTGTTGCGGCACTCCTGAAATATTCCGTTGGTGCAGCTGAGCGCTGTACCAGCTTGCTCTTCCGGCGTCGCCAGGCGATAAGTCACCGTTCGCCAGACCTTGCTCACCCGGATAATTTTTCGAGACTTTTCCAGATCGAGAGCGTTCTTCGTGATGCAGTTGATGGTCATGCCGCACTCTGTGGCCACATCCTTCGCGGTGAAGGTCCGGTGCGTTTCGAGATAACGCAGAATTGCCTGTTTGCCTTTCATCGTCTTAGCACTCATAGTCAGACTCCTGTTGCATCTGGCCGCTGTAGGTGAAATCTACCGGGTCCAGGCCGGAGTAGCGGCTGCTGAAGTGGTAGGTCTTTTCTGCCCCCGGCGCATGCCGGGACTTCACACAGATGATTTCGGTGATGCCTTTCAGTTCGGTGTTCGGGTTGTATTTCTCATCCCGGTAGATCATGAAAATCACATCGGCTTCCTGCTCGATAACACCGGACTCGCGGAGGTCAGCTGCGACCGGGCGCTTATTAGCACGTTCTTCGACCTTACGGTTAAGCTGAGCCAGTGCGATGACCGGGCAACGCAACTCTTTCGCCAGGTTTTTCAGGCCGGTGGCGATCTCCCCTACGCTGCGGTTCATGTTCTCAGGGTCAGACATGCGCATCTTCTGGAGGTAATCGACAATGACCACACCAAGTCCACCCAGTTTCTTGCTCATTCGCCTGGCTTCCGCTCGCACCTGATGAACGCTGAGGGATGGCTTGTCGTTGATATAGATCGGGGCTTCGATGAAATCCTTCATGCAGTGGCCGACCTTTCCCCAGGCACCATCCATCACGCCGCTCTGCTTGCTGAGTAAATCCTCTTTGCTCACCCGTGCCCGGTGGAACGCGACACGTTCGGAGATCTGATCAACTGGCATTTCCAGGCTGAAGAACAGCACAGGCTTTTTGTTTTTCAGGCCGACAGTCTCGGTCACGGTGGTGCTGAACATGGTTTTCCCCATGCCAGGGCGCCCGCCGACAACGATGAAATCGGTGTTGTTGAACCCGCCAAATGCGCTGTCGATGGTCGCCATGCCAAGCTCGGTTTTGTGCTTCCAGATATCACCGCTGATAATCGACTGGATAGTCTCTAACGACATGTCGATCCCGGTGGTGATGTGTTCGGTTCCATAGTCAGCACTGTGCTCAATACCGGAGATATCAGCCTGAATGTTGCCGATGATGTCAGCGATACCCTCACTGGATGGTTCGGACAGCTTCTGGATCCCTACCTGTAGCGCCAGGGTCATCCGGCGGCCGAGATGCATTTCCCGCAACTTTTCGCAGTACGAGGCAAGGTTCGCGAACGACGGTGTATTTTTGCTGCATTCAGCCAGGTAAGCGAATCCCCCGGCACTTTCCAGCGCGCCAAGCCGTTCAAGGTCGCTGGTCAGTGTCAGCAGGTCTATCTTCGAACCGGATTCGTTGAGTCGCTTATAGGACTTCAGGGCCATTTTATGTGGCGTTGCTGTGAAGTGGTCCTCAGTCAGCCCCTCAATCGCATCGGTAGCCATGTCCACGCCCTCTGCGCGCCCTGCTGCAAGCATGATTCCGCCGATGACGGCCTGTTCAACGTATAAATCGATAAAACGGCTCATGCTTTCACTCCCTTGCGCTCACGGTGCTCGTTGATGGCCTGCTCGTAGACAGATCCCCAGTTCTTCGGATTCAGTATCCAGTCGAGAGTCAGCCATGGCTGATCGCCTCTGGTGCCGAACAGGGAAGACTTGCTAATCAGCTCGAAGGCCATTCCCATGTGCTTCAGTTCTCGCCAGTTGCCCTGGGTGGTTTTGCCGTTCCACACAGCTTCCAGGTCTCGATAGGCCGGACGGCGGCGGTTCCACTCATGCAGTGAAACGGCCTTCGAAGGGAATTTTTCATTCCAGAGCTTGATGATCTCTTCGTGCGGACAGGCTGCCGGGTTGCTTCCATGACCATCTGCCCATACCAGGGCGTCTGACAGGTATCCATCAAAGCGGGTCATACGGCACAGGTTCTCTGGCTTGAAGCTGTGACCCCAGTTCACATGGGCCCAGCGGATAACCAATTTCAGCTCTTCAGCGGTGTAGCACTGGTCTTTGCTCTTCACCGTGGAGAGAGCTTTCTCGAAAGGCGCCAGTGCAGCACAACGACTACCCGTTAGCTCGTTGAAGTAATCCATCACTTCCTGAGCGAGTGAGTTTTCCCCCTGGGGGGATTTAGGGGGATCTTTTCTTTCTTTCTTTTGAATAGTGTCTTTTGTGTCCCCCTGCTTTGAGGGATACGACTCCCTCATTTTGAGGGATGCTTTCTCCCTCGTTTTAGGGGATTTCCCCTCATTTTGAGGGATGCACCATTCTGAGATGTTTTTATTTGGTCCGAACATGCCGCCTTGTTGCTTGATAACGTTCATTCTGACGAGTTCTAACTTGGCTTCATTGCACCGCTTGACTGGCAACTTTGTTATCTCGCTAAGTTGCGAATCGCTTATTCTGTCCATTGGCTTATTCCAACCGTAGGTTTTGCGCAGAATGGCAAGCAGCACTTTAAAATGTCGCTTTGTCAGATCGGCGCCTGAATACGCCTCAATGAGCATATTTGATAGTCTGGCGTAACCATCATCGAGATCTGCCACCTGACGCTCCACGGCCGCCAGAATCGGCCTGATTGGTGTTACTGTTGCAGGGCTACTCATGACCGTTCTCCTTCCGCTTTAGTTCTTCGATGATGGCTCTCAGCTTTACACCAACAGCCGGGTTACAGGATTTGATGAACCGGTCACGAGCAATATTTTTGTGTACTGCCGCCTGGTACAACCGAGGTTTTTTTGGCATAATTACTCCTGAAATTAGTGTTGTTGACGTGACACAGTTTCTTAAGCCCCGAACGAGTTACCGCTCGCTTGGGGTTTTTCTTTTGTGAGAATCTCAGCTACCTGCTTTGCCAGCCGCGCCATATCGTCATCTACGACGCCCCACTCCAGAACCGCCAGTAACATCGACAGCTTCGGCAGCATACTTTCCTTCCAGCGGGTGATACCCGACTTATCCATCCCCAATGCCTTTGCAACGTTAGAGGCACCGCGAATAGCAATCTGATTCAGGATCCAGGACTCAATTTTTCGAGCCTGGGCTTTGTTTCGGGTAGTTGTGTTTTCCATTAGTTAAAATCCTTAATAAGTTGTTGAGTCGGCTGACGAATCAGCCGAGTAAATTTGGGTTCCATGTTGTTAAAGAGCGGTAGTACTTACGGGGTTTTGCTGTGCGGGAAAGGCTTGATTTCTTCAGCCTTGATTTTCCCGTCGGGCAGTCGGTTGATAAAAATCTGACGCCCAACCCTAATTGCCTTGCTGATTGCCGTCTGGTGTACACCGATAGCGTCAGCTGCTTTGGCCTGACCTACCTCGCCAACAAACTCAGCTAAAGAAATCTTCATGTGGTTGCTCCTTTGAGTGCATAACCAAACAATACCAGAAGTATTACATAAAGCAATACCTGCGGTATTTTTAAAATATGAGCTTTGGTATTAATATCTGATAATGGAAAAGAAAAAGATTCTCACCCCCGCTCAAGTGGCTGATTCACAGCGTTTAAAAGCCCTTTACGAAGCGAAGAAAAAAGAACTGGGTATTACTCAGCAATCCATTGCGGACGCGCTGGACATTTCTCAGGGTGCCGTCGGCCATTACCTCAATGGAAGGAATGCCTTAAATACAGCGGTAGCATCGGTCTTTGCCAGGCTTCTTGGGGTTAGTGTCTCTGATTTCAGCCCGTCACTTGCGAAGGATATCTCTGATATGAGCTCGGTGGCGTCGGAAAATACTTCTTTCGCAGGGCATTATTCACCTGGCTCAAAATATCCGGTGATTAGCAAAGTTCAGGCGGGCGCATGGTGCGAAGCTGTTGAGCCGTACACCCTTAAAGATATCGACCTTTGGCTTGAATCAGATGCTCACATTCAGGGGGAGGCGTTCTGGTTGCTCGTTGAGGGCGAGTCAATGACAGCCCCTACTGGCTTGAGCATACCTGAAGGAACCTATGTACTTTTCGACACCGGTAGAGATGCGGTAAATGGCAGTCTGGTAATAGCAAAGCTATCCGATTCTAACGAGGCAACATTCAAGAAGTTAGTGATCGACGGTGCGCAGAAGTACCTGAAGGGTTTAAATCCACAGTGGCCATTGGTAGCGGTGAATGGTAACTGTCGAATTATCGGTGTTGCAGTAGAGACGAAGATGCGGCTGGTTTAGATGTTTGGAGAGTGTGCGATAACTGCATCATCAGAACGCGAAGATTCCGTCTCTCAAAGCAATTATTTTGTATAAAAATTTAGCCATTTAACATTTACAAAAGGACTGTAGAATGTCTAACGACCAGATTCTATCTAATGCTGATATTACAATAAAGCGTCTCGAAGAGATTTTTGCAAACGCAGGCTTTAAAACTGAGAGTTTTGAAAACAGGATCGTCATCAATCATGAAGGAACCGTTGCATCGGTCTATCTAAGGTCTGACGTTATAAGCATATTTACGTCCTTCCAAGTTAAGCCTGAAGTGAATATTGATGATTTTAAAGACAAGATTTTAGAACTAAACAGCGCCCACTCCCTTAGCAACTCCAGCCTCAATGAGGCAAAAAACAAACTCGTGATCTCAATGACATATCTGACAAGCGTTGGTGTTTACATTCCACATTTTATTTTCACAATAAATGGATATTTCGCTTTTCAAACAATCAACTTTAAAAGAATAGATTGCTCAGAATTCATCGAGTAAGGGTGCGATATGATAAACCCTATTGAAAACGCATTTAATGAAATAGCCTCGCTTCTTGGTAGTGACGAGGAGTCTAATCACATATCGATGACGATCAACACCTCTCCAGAGTGCTATTTAGAGGCAATTGAACGGTCTGAAATTGAGTACGAACGCATAAGGAATGACACTACAGATATTAATAAAATCTGTAACACTCTCTCAAAGACTGAAGACATAGTTGAAAGGGTGAAAAATCATATTTTCTTCGATGATCATGAGATAGTGTATCAGGACAATACTAAACGTTATGGCAGGCTCGACGCAGACCCGGAAATAGTAAATGCTTGGGATAGACTAGCCTGCAACCTACATATCAGTTCTGACGTAGAGTTTTTCGCGCACGAGGAATATGAGTCTCATATAGAAAAAAAAGATGGACTCACCTATAATGAAGCTCACAAGAGAACGATCGAAGCCGGTTTTGTATGGAATCTTAAGGAGGAATGATATGGGCTTTTATGTTCAAATTCAAAAAAAATCCTCTGATGGAAAGACATCTAACTATGTGTTTTTTAATGAAAATGGCAGTGGAGAGTTCAGCGTAAACGAACAAAGCGGTAAGATTGACTACTACTGCAAAATGCCGAATGACGTGAAGAATGTTTATTTTTCTCGTGCAGCCTTTAAAGTCATTAAACACTGGCAAACCAGTGGAAAACTTCCTGATGCAGAGTTGTGGGCATCCTGAATCAACCCGGCCACCGCGCCGGGTTTTTATTGCCCACCCATAAAGCCATCACCCATTCTGCCGATAACTATCCAGCCTGAAGCTGATAACAATAACTATCGCAACACTACCTGCCCGCCCGTGCGGGCTTTTTTATTGCCCCTTCCTCACCAACTCCGCAGCATCCCTGTTAACTCCCTTGCCGATCACGTTTCCTGTTTCCTTCCGGTACTGCTTCAGCTTGTCGATTATGTTTTGCTGGGTCATGGGTAAATCAGCCAGTGACAATTCCATCACCGCCCGCCCCATCGCCTGAATTTTCATGCTTATACGCTCTTCATCCAGAACCATGCACATCCCTCCTGCTGTTTTTTTAAGCGTAGCACTGGTATTTGCAAAAATAAAATCACATAAAATTCATACTCTTAGTATTAATCAAAGATTTATTAATACTGGCGGTATTGCTATATATTAATACCGCTAGTATTGTTAAGCCATCGAAACGAAACATCGACAGCTGAGCGAAGTTAGCCAGCGGCGGACAGCAAGTCGCCTGCTTTTTAACAACATGCAAAGTCGGAACAGCACTCGGTAATCCTGTTTAGACCCCAACGCACAAAATGCGGCGTATCACCGGCGGCGAACCGGTCGGTGAGAAGGCTACCCCCTCGCGAGAGCGATAAAGGCGTGGGAACGGGCAACACTGGCGGGGTGAGAGGTGCGAAGCGCAAAGATTTACCAGCAGCTCTTTGCGAGGGGCTGACGGTAAACAATCAGAGGGGTGGAAATCATGCTTGGGTGTGAAAAGTGTGACCACGGATTCGTGTTCACCAGATGCTGTTCTGGTCTTGCTGAAATGTGTGGATGCGGCGGAATGCCGGTTCAGGCCACTAATTGCAAGCACTGCAATCCAGAGAACAAAGAACCAGATGACGCGGAGACTGAATCACTACTCCAGTATGTCGAATGGGTAGATTAAGCAGCATTTCTCCCGCATCAGCAGGTAACGACAGAGGGTAAGGCGATGGCAATAGATGCGACGTTAAAAGTTAAACAAATTAACTCTATTAACCCATACGGCGACGGATGGAATAGGCATATGGAAATCGATATCGACAGTATCGAATTAGTTGAATGTGTTAAGCCTGAAGAAATTATTTCTGAGTACACGGCGGCATCACTTCTTGATGCAATGGATGAATCTGATGTGGTTCGCTGGCTTGAAAACGAAGGTTACACAGTAACAAACGATTGACCCGCTCCGGCGGGTTTTTTATCGGCCATACATAGGCAGATTTTCGAGTCTGCCAATTTATGACAACCGGCGGCCATCCACCGCCCATTAGCGCAGAAGTCTTTGTTAACGTTCAGCGGCGCGGCTTAAGCGCGGAGATGATTATGAAATACACCATGAAGGTTTATAAAAACTCTGATGACCATGCTGCTTATCTGAAAGCGCGATCCGACGGCGCCAGAAATGGCCAGTCATTTGAATGGGCGGGTCACCGCTGGGCGTACGAAGTCACCAGCTTTGACGATGCCGGCAATTACGACCTGCTTTACCGGTTTGATGACAAGCCATATCCAGAAGAAGTTTCAGTCAATACAGATGACATGACGATCCGTGACTACTTTGCAGCTAAGGCTATGCAGGGAATCATCAGCAGCGAATGCAACTATGGAGCGTTTAGTGATTTAGCAAGCGATGCATACAGCATTGCCGACGCGATGCTCCTCGCTCGGGAGGCCTCATGACAGTCACCCACAACAGCAAGCAGTACACCGCCAAAAAGCTCAACGATAACGAGTGGCAACTGACGTCGGTATCGGCACCGCGGGAAAAGCTCACACTTAATCGCCGGCAGATGCATATCGCTGGCCTCCTGGAACAGGTTGAGGTGAAGGTATGATCGGAATGCACTACGGCACCGCATCAGTGCCACGCAGCGAGGTTTTACCGGGCACAATGCTGCAACACCACGGTAAAACTTATCGCGCCTCTGCGAACGTTGAGAAAGGCCTGTACGCCTTCAACATCTTCGAAAAAACCATCATCAAAAGTGATTCCATCGTTGTGCTGCTGAATGAGCGCGGCGAGCCGATGGTTCACTGATACCAACCACCCTATTCAACCGATCGGCCTGGCTTTCTGCGGGCGGGATCTGCACATCCAAATTTCAGGATTTCAGCCATGAACGCATACCTCACTTACGACCGAATCGAAGATCGGCGCTGGGTTGAGCAGCAGCTCACCGACGAGAAGGAGAAGTGGATCGACAACCGGGCGAAAGAACTGATCGCCATGTTCCCGAAATATGCTCTGCAAATGAGTAGCCTGTTTCTTCCAAAAGAAGCGCAAATGGCACTAGTCGGTGAAAAGGCAGAGGAAGCCTATAACGACTATATCACTCGACTTTGCTACGACCGCGCAGAAGAAGAGTGGGATCGCCTTCATCCAACCTGCCCGTTTTAAGGAGTGATTATGAGCTTCGATCTGATTCAGTTCGTTAAGGAGCAGGAACCGCTATTTGTCGGCGCCCTTACCGACCAGTCTCTGACATGGGCAAAGGAATGCCAGTTCGCTATCCAGTTATTCCAGCGCAATCAAAAGTTGGCAGAAACGGCGATTGCCAACCCCACCAGCGCCCAGAACGCGATTATCAACGTTGCAGCTGTCGGCATTAGCCTGAACCCTGCAAGCAAACTGGCTTATCTGGTTCCGCGCGACGGTATGGTCTGCCTTGATATCAGCTATATGGGCCTTCTGCACATCGCCCAGTCGGCTGGCGTCATCAAGTGGGGTCAGTGCAAGCTAGTTCATGCTAGCGACGACTACGAGACGCTGGGTCTCGATAAGGCGCCAGCTCATAAATACAACCCATTTGCCACACCTGACGCTCGCGGCGCCGTTATCGGTGGCTACTGCACAGTTAAAACCGCTGATGGCGACTATCTCACTGAAGAGATGAGTCTCGCTGAGATAGAAGAAATCAGGAAAGTGAGCAAAGCGGGAACATCACCAAAAGGCCCATGGGTCAACTTCTGGTCTGAGATGGCCAGGAAGACGATCGTCAAGAGAGCCTATAAATACTGGCCGCGTGCTGACCGACTGGATAATGCCGTCGATGTGCTCAACGAAAGCGAAGGCATATACACCGAGCCAGTTATGCCTTACACCCCTGAAAGCGAGATCATACAGTCAGAAGAAAACGCAAAACAGGAACTGACCAACACCGTCCAGTCGCTGTGTGAGGACATGAAGCATGCGAAAAATATGCATGCTCTCAAAACCCACTTCCAGGCAGCTTACAAAATGACGGTCGGAATGCATCTTCAACAAGAGGTTCAGGCCGTTTACGCCAAGTGCAAAGCAAAATTTGAAGAGGTTACGCAATGACAGCCCTTTACCAGATTGCCAATGATTTCGCCAAGCTGTCTGACTCCAGCATGGAGCCTGAGATGATAGCCGACACTCTCGATGGGATTGAGTGGGAGCTGGAAGCAAAGGTCGAGCAGATTCTTGCTGTTTGCAAAAACGAATCTGCTTATGCCGAGGCGCTGAGAGAAGAAAGCAAGCGCCTTGCAGAGCGCGCAAAAGCCGCAGATAACCGTGTGGCGAGCATGAAAGATTATGTAGCCACCTCCCTCGAAACAGCAGGAAAGAAATCACTGAAGGCAGGCATTCATCAGGTAACGGTTCGCGCGCCGTCTAAGTCCGTTGAAATTACGGATGCCAGCGCGCTTCCTCCTGAATTCGTCGAATACGAGACGAGTATCAAGCCAGATAAATTGGCTATCAAACACCAAATCGAAGCTGGCGTGGATGTACCTGGCGCGCAAATAAAACTCGGCAAACCTTCACTCATTATTAAGTAGGTGCCGCCATGAAACGCACTCCCTTCTACCGCAGGCCCGGGCGCACCGGGCAATTCTCCGGCCTCCGTGAGCGCGTTATCTGGATGATTCAGACGCGCGGCCGCCCGGTAACCGGTAGCGAAATCGCAAAGAAATTTGGTGTAACGCTCATCGAGTTTAACCGGGTCGCTAACGGCATTACCCGCGGCTCCGGACAGATAGCGCAGATCGTAGAGTCGGAAAAATGGATCAACGAGGACGGCATCTGCGACCGGACATTCGACCTGGTCACGAAGCCAAAGGTCGTAACGCCGCAAGGTAAATCGCGGCTGTTCACCCGGCGCGCCATAGAGCAATCGCAGGAAGGTAGACGGCAGGAGTGCATTGAACGTGCCGCCCGCCGTAGCCGCCTGATTGCCCGGGGCCTCTACATCGACGAAATGGAGTCCATCCTATGACTCACGCTCACGACGACATCATGGTTGGCACACTGTGCCTTCCCTTCATTGGTAACGGCTGGCTAATGCCATGGGGTGAAGTGGTCAGCAATCCATTAAAGGCGCAGCGGCTCGCTGAGGAATATCGGGAGAGACAGGAGGCAGCATGACAGCGAAATACTCACTTCTGTATGTCGATCCGCCCTGGTCTTACGGCAACACCATCAGCAACGGCGCCGCTGCCGACCACTACTCCACCATGAAGCTCATCGACATAAAGCGCCTGCCAGTTTGGGAGCTGGCCGCCGAAAACGCGGTGCTGGCGATGTGGTACACCGGCACGCATAACCAGGAGGCGATCGAACTGGCCGAAGCCTGGGGCTTTACCGTGCGCACGATGAAGGGCTTTACCTGGGTGAAGCTGAACCAGAACGCAGAACTGCGCATCAACAAGGCGCTGGCTGAGGGTGAAGTCACCGACTTTTACGACTTCCTCGATCTGCTTAACGCCGAGACGCGCATGAACGGAGGAAACCACACCCGGGCAAATACCGAAGATCTGCTGATTGCTACCAGAGGCGCCGGGCTGGAGCGAAAGCATGCCGGGATTAAGCAGGTGGTCTACAGCCCGCTCGGCTCGCACAGCGAAAAGCCGTGGGAAGTGCGCCACCGTCTGGAACTGCTTTACGGTGATGTGCCACGCATTGAGTTATTCAGCCGCAGCGCGGCGCCGGGCTGGGATGCTTGGGGGAATGAAGTTGATGGCGATGTGAAGCTTGTTCCTGGGAGATATGAAAATGCCGAGTAGAAACTGCCCTGAATTAACTGCCGAAATGGTTAGAGAGCTTCTGGAATATGACCCCACAACAGGGCTGCTGACCTGGAAGACTTGTCGCAAAAAAGTCCAGAAAGGTAGTGTTGCTGGCTCGGTTTGTGGGAACGGTAGAAAGCTTTACGTCAAAGTTAGGATTGGCCGCCTCTATCGCGCGCATCGCCTCATTTGGCTGATGGTGACAGGTGAATGGCCAAAGTATCACATCGATCATGTTGATAATGACGGTACGAATAACCGATGGTCCAATTTGCGTCTGGCTACGCTAAATCAGAACCAGCACAACCGAGAGTTAAGCAGAGCGAATTTAACGGGATATAAAGGCGTATCTCGGTCTAAAAACTTATCAAAACCATACCGTGCAAATATCACAATAGGCCGTGAGCGCCGCCACCTTGGATACTACCGTTCGGCTGAAGAGGCTGCTCATGCTTACGATGAATCTGCTCGAGAGCTATTCGGCGCATATGCGCGACTTAACTTTCCACATGAAAACGAGTTAGCAGCCAGAAAATTGCTACCCGGCTGTGCCATCGACGTAGTGAAAACGGAGGTCGCATGACGCCATCAGCTTATTACAACGAAATCGACCCGTTCGCTGCGCAATGGCTGCGTAACCTGATCGCCGGCGGTCATATCGCCCCGGGCGAAGTTGATGAAAGGAGTATTGAAGATGTCACACCTGACGACCTGCGAGGATTCACACAGTGCCACTTCTTCGCCGGAATTGGCGTCTGGTCTCATTCCCTGCGCCTCGCCGGATGGCCTGACGATAAACCAGTCTGGACCGGCTCCTGCCCGTGCCAGCCTTTCAGCGCGGCAGGCAAAGGAGATGGGTTTGCTGACGAGCGGCACCTTTGGCCCCACTTCTTCCACCTCATCAGCGAGCGCAGACCTCAGCATGTCTTTGGCGAACAGGTTGCAAGCGGTAACGCAAACACATGGTTCGACCTTGTACAAGCTGACCTGGAAGGAATGGGATACGCCTTCGGGCTTGTGCCGTTTACGTCAGCGGGCATCGGTGCTCCGCACATCAGAGAACGAGCTTATTGGGTGGCAAACTCCGGTGGCGAACGACTCAACCGGATCGACTCATTGCTACAGCGGCAGGAATCAGGATGGGTCACCAAAAGTGTGCTTGAAGCTTCCAGGGACCGTAATGCTGGCAGCGTGGCCAACACCAACGGCGAGCGATCACAAAGGGAGCGGGAAAACAGTAATCAGGAGCGATGGGAAGGATCGGACGTTCGACAGACTGGATTACGCTGCGGAGCAGGGTTTAGTAGCACCCTTGAGGTTAACGGTTTTTGGAGAGATGCGGACTGGCTCTTTTGTCGAGATGGCAAATGGCGTCCAGTTGAACCCGGCACATTCCCGCTGGTTGATGGGGCTGCCGCGCGCCTGGGACGAGTCGAGCCCGGGGTGGCAAGAGTGGCAAGTAGCAACCGCGTCGGAAGACTCAAAGGCTACGGTAACGCCATAAACGCACAGGCCGCGGCTGAATTCATCCGGGCTTACATGGAGGGGTTATGACCCCAGAAACAGACATCGCCAGTATCAAGGCACTAATCGCAAGGTCGCTAAAGCGGCCTTTTTTATTGCTGGCGTTCACCTTCAACCGAATTAACCGACAGTTCCGGGAGCATTGACCATGGACATCATCGACACCGCAGCAGAGATTGAAGAGCTTCAGCGTAACACTGCCCTTTCCGCTCACCGCATCGACCGCAACGCCGTATCAGCTGAGCGTTGTGAAGAATGCGACGAACCAATTCCCGAGCCGCGCCGCGCTGCCGTTCCCGGATGCCAGACGTGCGCGGAGTGCCAGGGTGTTATCGAGTTAAGGAATAAGCAAAGGGGGATCCAGTGAAAGAGCGCGGAATGATTTTTAACGGCGAGATGGTTCGCGCAATTCTCGATGGCGGCAAGACGCAGACCCGGCGGCCAGTGAAGGTCCCACACATTGATAAAGATGCAATGTGCGAATTATCTGGCAATGAATTGGCTGGTGAGTTATTGGCGGGAAATTACAGAAACAGCCCACACGGTAAACCAGGTGATCGTATCTGGGTGCGGGAGACTTGGGCACGCTACAACATCGACCAGGATAGCCACGATATGGCTTACCGAGCTACGCCACCTGCAGACTGGCCGGAAGAAGGAAGATGGCGTCCATCAATTCACATGCCGCGCTGGGCCAGTCGCCTAATGCTGGAAATTACCGGTGTGCGAGTTGAGCGATTACAGGCCATTACTCTTGGGGATATCTGTAAGGAAATCGGCTGCGGTCTTTACGACTTCCGCCCTGCCACTTATGGCTTTCAGGTGTGGGAAGAACTGTGGAAGTCGATCTACGGGGAAGAAAACTGGCAGGCGAACCCCTGGGTCTGGGTAATCGAATTTAAGGTGGTGCCCAATGTTCAGGATAATCCAGACTAATACCTGGTACGCCGATCCCCACGGCGCGCCCTGCAAAATTCTCCGCTCTACCCACGAAGTCATCCACTACATCCGCAACGGTCGCACCTGCATTGCCAGCATGGGCCGCTTTCAGCACGAATTCGAACCGCTGACCAAAGCACAGGCCGAGCGGATCGCCGAAGAAATCGAAACAGCAGAACACCTGAAGAAGCTGCGCGCCCAGCGTGCGGCATGAGGAGAAATTATGGGAAAGATGACGTTCGTATTTGAGTATGAGGACGGTAAAGAGCCGCCTGTTAGCGCTGGCATGTCGTTTATGGGTGGGAAGATTGTCGCCGCGTCTTTCCGTGACGCGCTAGAGGACAATGAGCCAATTGATAACGAAATGGCAAGCGAAGGGCTGACCGTCGATATCATCGTTTCAGACCTGAAAAAAGGCGGCCCAATCAGCAGCGCGCTGACCGGAAACTTCGCGGTGAAGCGGAATAACCGATAGCAAATCTAACTCACGCAACTGATAGCCAGTTATGAGCTGGATATTGGGTGCGAAAGCACTGCTCCGTTATCCCTTTTGCCCGGTACGCCGGGCTTCTTTTTTGCCTGGAGAAAACCATGAGCGACATTATTCAGTTGGTACCGAATAAATGGGTCACAGAGGAACTTTTAACTGCGACAACCGGCATGTCAAAGCACATGATTCAGCATGCTCGCCGGTCTACCTGGATGGAGGGAAAGCATTATCGCCATGTTGCCCCTGATATGGCACCTAAGCAAAACAGCCCAATCATGTATAACCGCGATGAGATAAACCACTGGATCGAGCACCAAAGCCCAGCGAAACGCCGGAGAATATCTGCTTAAATGTCCTTTGGCACATCAAACGAGGAATGATTATGGCAGCATACCCAACAGGCGTAGAGGTTCATGGCGAATCGTTACGCATATGGTTCATATATCAGGGAAAGCGTGTCAGGGAAAATCTCGGCGTTCCTGACACGCCAAAAAACAGGAAAATGGCAGGCGAGCTTCGGGCTTCAGTCTGCTTTGCGATAAAGACAGGCACATTCAATTATGCCTCGCAATTCCCTGATTCATCGAACGCAGAGAAATTCAGCACTGTCAGAAAGCAAATCTCACTACTTGAACTGAAATTGAAATGGCTTGGGCTTAAGGAGATGGAGCTTAGCCTCGGGACGTTGAGGCGTTACGATTGCCACCTCACAACCACTATCGAAACAATTGGTGAGCACAGGTATATCGGCAGCCTGAACACTGAAGATATCCTTAGTGCCAGGAAGGAGCTACTGAACGGCTGGCAGAAGACCAGACATGGCCTAAATCATCCACCCAAAAAGGGAAGAAGCGTTCCTACAGTCAATAGCTATATGGCATGCCTTGGCGGGATGCTGAGCTTTGCTTTCAAAAGTGGCTACCTGAAAACCGATCTGATGGCAGGTATTACCCCTCTCGCAAAAGAAAGACCCATTCCAGATCCTCTTACTTCTGATGAGTATCAGAGAGTGGTTGCGGCCTGCCCAACGCTACAGTTTCAGAATATGGTTATCTTTGCGGTAAATACAGGCGTCAGGCATGGCGAACTAAGCGCGTTATCCTGGGAGGATGTGGATACTGTAAACTGGACTGTTACAGTGTCACGGAACTATTCCCTGAAGGGAAACTTCACCCTGCCAAAAACCAACGCCGGGATTCGAACAATACAGCTGACCCAGCCAGCAATTGATGCCCTCAAGGCGCAAATGCCACTGACCAGAATGATGGCATCCCACAAGGTAAGCGTCAGCCTACGGGAATACAAAAAAAAGAGAACCGATGAATGCACCTTTATATTCTCGCCGTCCATTACTTCAATGAACGGTAAGAAGACGATGTGCTACGTCCCCGGATCCATTAATTCAGCCTGGCGCACTGCCCTGCGTCGTGCAGGCGTCCGACAAAGACGGTCTTATGAAACCAGGAACACATATGCGTGCTGGGCACTGGTCGCCGGAGCGAACCCAAATTTCGTTGCGCACCAGATGGGCCATTCGTCAGCGCAAATGCTATTCACGGTTTACGGTAAATGGATGACCGAGAATAACCATGACCAGGTGGGCATTTTGAACGCATCATTTACTCAAAATGCCCCACTGATGCCCCATAGAAAAACCGCATAACCTTAACTACCTGATTTAACATATTAATATCACTTCAATTATGATTCATCTGGATGAGCAAGGTCGGATCGTTTGCCTTTAGCTTCCTGCCGGTAATGTTCTGTATCGCCATTCCGCTGGGTCTGGCGCGCGAAAACAAAGGCGTGGCGGCGTTTGCGGGCTTCGTTGGCTATGCGGTGATGAACCTTGCGGTTAACTTCTGGCTGACTGCCAAAGGGATCCTGCCGACAACCGACGCGGCGGTACTGAAAGCCAATAACATTCAGAGCGTGATTGGTATTCAGTCCATCGATACCGGGATCCTTGGAGCTGTGATCGCGGGGGTGATTATCTGGATGCTGCACGAGCGCTTCCACAACATCCGCCTGCCCGATGCGCTGGCCTTCTTCGGCGGCACCCGCTTTGTGCCAATCATCACGCTGGTTGTGATGGGTCTGTTTGGTCTGATCATCCCCCTGATTTGGCCAATTTTTGCCATGGGGATCACCGGTATCGGCCGCATTATCAACGGCGCGGGTGATTTCGGCCCGATGATTTTCGGTACCGGTGAACGTCTGTTGCTGCCGTTTGGTTTACAGCACATCCTGGTTGCCCTGATCCGCTTTACGGAAGCCGGCGGCACCATGGACGTTTGCGGTCATTCCGTTAGCGGCGCGCTGACCATCTTCCAGGCCCAGCTGAGCTGCCCGACCACTCACGGCTTCTCTGAAAGTGCGACGCGTTTCCTCTCTCAGGGTAAAATGCCTGCCTTCCTCGGCGGCCTGCCGGGCGCTGCGCTGGCGATGTACCACTGTGCCCGTCCGGAAAATCGTCATAAAATTAAAGGCCTGCTGATCTCCGGCGTTATTGCCTGCGTGGTGGGCGGTACGACAGAACCAATCGAGTTCCTGTTCCTGTTCGTGGCACCGGTACTGTACCTCATCCACGCCGTACTGACGGGCCTGGGCTTTACCGTGATGGCTGTGCTCGGTGTAACCATCGGTAACACCGACGGTAACGTGATTGACTTCGTGGTCTTCGGTATCCTGCACGGCCTGTCCACCAAGTGGTATCTGGTGCCGGTTGTGGCCGCCATCTGGTTCGCGGTTTACTACGGGATCTTCCGCTTCGCCATCACCCGCTTTAACCTGAAAACGCCTGGCCGCGATACCGATACGGCCACCAGCGTTGAACAGGCGGTGGCTGGTACCGTTGGGAAATCCGGATATAACACGCCGGCTATTATGGCGGCGCTGGGCGGTGCGGATAACATTACCTCTCTGGATAACTGCATCACCCGCCTGCGTTTGTCGGTGGCGGACATGTCCAAAGTGGATACCAACGCACTTAAAGCTAACCGGGCTATTGGGGTGGTACAGTTAAATCAACACAATTTGCAGGTCGTCATTGGCCCGCAGGTACAGTCAGTGAAGGATGAGCTGGCAACCCTGATGCGAACCGTCGAAGCCTGA